CAACCTCGATTGGGGGTCCGTATAAATAACCACGTAAGCTGGAAGAAAGAGGGCCCTCGGCATATGGTATATTAGGACTATAAATAAAGTTACTTCGGCGAGGGCCCTCGCACATTACCTGGTCTACGCCCATTTCCAACTTCAAATCCATGTAATATGTAAATCCAGGAGTTGTAGCCTGTAACTGGTGTCTTGGTCGCGATACAATAATTGGGAATTTTGTATTTATTGTTTTGTCATAAGGCTCTAAATAAAATTCCATAGTTTCAGCAAGGAAATTGTTAATAGCACTTTCATACAAGTTTAATTCCGTTGTATCAAGATAAGCAGGGTTTTGCTTGAGGCGAACATTTGGCTGGTAATCGAGAGAGGCGGAATCAAGCGCGGTGACGTGGACGGAGGAGTCCTCACTTATATTGCCGGCCCCATATAAACTTCCAGACCCCCATAAAAAGTCCGAAACTAAATAATTTGCAAATGGATTTTTGTTAGCATCTGATATGTGAAGTTTTGCTAGCTTATTCATATCATAAAGCGCTTCGAAAGGCATCCTATAATCAGGTGCACTCTTAAGATAGGCCGGCATAGCATTTGCAATGCCCATCATGTGATAGCCGCCATGGCCAAAAGAACCAGTTGAGAGAGTTAAATCATCTGGCATGCCATCAGGATGATCTATACAAATTGCATGAGAGGCACTCATACAACTAGTATAATACACAGGTGCATTTTTTAAATATACAGGATAATCAACAGCAATGCCCGATTTAATTGAATTATATAATAAACCTGGCGCGAAGAAAGGTTCCAATAAAGATTGCATCATCGCTTGATTTTTTGAATCTAGTGATTGTCCACTGGGGGCTCCAAGACTATTAAATGCACTAGGTTCCCCCCGAATTAGAATATCGTCCAAAGCCCAGTGATCTGAATGGGCACCGCCGAGGATGGTGTGCGAGGTGGCATATGCATGCCACCTAATATACACAGGTATATCTGTAGTTAGAGATGAGGTCGCATCGTTCCAAGACGCTGTCGGGATGAGGGAAGGGGAGTGGCTGGCCAGGAAGGACCACGTGGTGCCGTCTTCGCTATATTGAAGAGATAAATTTTCGCCGGCGCCGCCCTCGGCGACTTCTAGATTAAGGCCAGTGGGATCATACAGGTCGGTGATAGGGCCACCAGTGAGATATTTATAAGTAATCTCTAAGGTACCTTTATATTTTTCTGCAGTTTGAATCCAGCGATCTTGTTCAGTTGATAAATTGCCACTCAAACAAGCCGCCCAGCGGTTTGCCGTTGTATCATACTTAATACAATTATCAGATGTGTTGCAGAAAGGTTCGAAGACGTTTTGGCAATCCCAAACTAAAAACATCCCAGTAGTTGGGGATGCATCAATCGGGTTTCCGATGCCTAGAACAGACCCCGAGAAATCCGCGTCTAATAAATCCCATGCAGGCAGACCTAAACCATGCGACGGTGCTGCCGAAACTTCGCTATTTGTAGAAGAATATCCTTCTGCTATATAATCTTCAAAAGCCTTCTTGAAATAAGATCCAATTTGAGTTGTCCTCGTCATTGGATAAAAACCTTCATATGGTAACAACTTTTTAATGCTGTCACATTCAAATGAAATTTCACCAGGTACTACATCTTGATTGAATCCCTTATTTTGTATTAAATACGTAAAGTTTTTAATATCATCCGTATGAACAAATTTTTGGTTGAAAACTACATTCGAGCCAACATTTCTATAATGCTTTGCATTGTTTATATTATCGGGATCCTCAAGAAGATTGCCCAAATCATCATATGTATAGCGAGTTGTCGTAAGGTCTTCAGCCTCCAAGTTAACTAAATCAGAACTAGAAGTTGTTTCCACACCATGTAGCGTTAAAAAGTCTAATTTGTGTGCGATTTCTGGAGAAAATGGATTGTTTTGTGTTCCAAAGTTCCTTTTAACACGCGTGACCTTGCGGCCAAGTGATTCATCAAAAGCTTCTGCTGTTGTAAATACTTTAATATGGCCATTGCTCTTATAAGCTCTAAAATAACGGTCATAATAATCAAAATGTTCTGATATTCTAAATTCAGGTAAAATTGAATAATCGCGAGCAATATATTTTAAATCATTCCCAATAAAATCAGCATATGTGTCGAACATTGGATTGCGATTAGCAACTAAGTTGGTCACCCACCAAGGTGATTGATATGGATATGTATGACGCAAATATTGTATTGAAGCTGTTGCTGCCGCGTAGCCAATGGGCCCATACATCGACCCCGTAGTATCAGTCCAATCATCCCAGTCGGGATCCCAGATCGAGGCCGAGACTGATACAAGTTGTGTAACTTCCAAAGGAGTCTGCCTATAAAAGAAAATTGTTGGTTTTGTGCTATATGCTAGTTCGCCGGCTGAGCGCGTAATAAAATGACGCGGGTTCGGGTTCTCGGGGTTCCAACTAAGCCACAATTGTTCCTCCGGAGTATAACCACCATGCATGGAAGTCCAATAGGTGAAAGAGTCTCCGCGGTCGGGAGGGTAGATAATTAAATCTGATGCATGTGGTGTAAGACCAATATGATCGGCGTTGGCCCCAATTGTATAATATTCCCAAGTCCAAATCGGTTTTGAAATACAACCTACACCACAACAATCTATGCACGATGGTGCGCAGGCGGGGCCCGGGTGGCAAACACTAGAAGAAGGTGTCATATCGTAAACATGTGCGTCTAAAGGCCACGCGCTATTAAGGTTAATTTGGTATGGTTGGTATGGATCTTGTTGCACATATCCTTTCATGTGGCCAAACGACCATGTTGTACCACCAAAGGCCGTCGGGGTGACCGGACCACAAGAAGACGTGGTGTCAATAGCAAAACACTTTGCAGTAGTAAATTGATTCATTACGATACCATTAGGCCAATACCACAATTGGGCCCCTTCGCCAAAAGCACCAGTCATATTTTCGCCAAAAGAGGAGCCAGATGTCCAAATTCCAATATCTTCTGCATCAATAGCGAGGTCGCCATTCGCATCAAATCGATGTATAATCCCGGATTTATACCACTGCCAATCCATGGGATTTTCCCAAGAAGGAGCGTAACTCATGCTTTGCGTAACATCTTGAGTACTTAAAGCTTGTTCTATTGTTCTGAGCCTTGATGAAGAAGTGGTTGAATATTGGGTATCCCTCCAAAAACTTCTAATCAAGCCATGATTTCTATCATATCCATTTGAGCCGTAACCAGCGACTTCTTCATAATTTGGCTTTTCCAATTTATATTTGCGATAAGTATTAATACCGCGAGGATAAATTGTTTCATGAAAAATAAACCGGCCTGACCCCAAATCTTTTGCAGCGTGAAATAAAGAATATACTTTTTGATTATTAACTGTATATCCTGCTGGAGGATTGGGCGCCGCATTTGAAAATTTTAAAAGATCATTTAAGTCATCATTAGAAAAATAAGTCATCTGATTAAACAAACTTTGTCTTGCTCTGGCTTGTTCAACTGTGCCCAAATTGCCCACATTAATTGGTACGTCATACAAAAAAGGCTTGTATTTTGATACAACTACTGGCTCATAAAATTGTTTTAGATCTTGTATGGACACACTACCGGAAAAGACTGTGGTATGAAAAGCTGGGCTACCTTCTGGACCATAATTGTCCATATTGACCGATTTAACGATGTGCTTGGGATTGCGCCGATCAACTGACACCGTATTGCGCAATCTTTGGTATCTTGCAACGGGATGTTCACCGCCTCTAATCTGTTTCCACGTGGGATGCTGGTAAGGACCGTTGCGCTTTAGATTAATTGTATTTAGAATAGATGCCAAACCTGGGAGTCCAGAAGCCCAAGATCCAACGAAGGTGTTGGCGTCCGCGACGACGGAGCCCACATTTGCATAATTAGTGTCCCCCGCGAAGGGTGTGAGCCCGGGGGTGAAAATTAAATCGCTATAGCCAAGAAAATTTTCTGAAGAAGTTATTGGTTCCTGTATACCCAAGTTTAAATTTGTAAAATTTGCAGCAGGAGAATAATCGTACTCAGGGTGTGCTGCAGCATAGTGAGGGGTGGCCGAGTGGAATTGCATACCGGCGACGTGTGCAATTAAAGACTCGCTCGCACTCACAAAATTTAATGTTTCATCTGTTGCCATTTTTTACCTTGGTCCTAACATATAATTAGATTATACCCTAAATTATTGATCCTGTTATCCATGCATATTGTTTATCTGTTCTCGGGATCATATGAGAAATGAAAGCATTGTCGTATGTTGATTTAAATTCTGCTGTGATTATATCGCAGCTGCCGGGGGTTGGGCCGGGAGTGGTCTTCGGGCGCTGGCCAGCGGGAGGGGTTGCATCATTACTTCCTTTTCTGTCGAATGTTTCCATAAGATCGGGGCCAACAAGAGTATCATCGAGATCGCCCATACGCCACCAAGATATTAAATTATTATATTGAGAATGATTTGCAAGATTTCCAGGGCCAGCGACGACGGTATCATAACAGTCGGCACCCTGATATAGTTCTAATACTTCTGCGGCTGACAGCTCAACTCCCCAGATACTAGGCTCATCTATAGAGCCAGAAGAATAGTCTGTGTCCCTTTTACCTATATCAAGATCTTCAGAGGTATTGCTCATAGCTATATAGGCGCCGTTTGTCGTAGGATCCGCAGGGGCGAGGTCTCCGTTGATATAAAGTTTAATACCGGAAGTGGTAGAGGAGCCGTCATATGTTGCGCAAACATGATACCAAATATGACTATTTAGACTGGCAATCGTCGACTGACCCACCCACTCGGTCGAGGTGCCGCCAGAGGTGACAATAAAATAAAGACTGTCGGTGCCGGCGGAAACATAGAACGTGTATTCCCATGTGGGGTCGGATCCTTTGCTGAAAATCGCAAATTCGGAAGTGAGATCTGCTTTAATCCATGCGCTTAGAGAAAATGGAGAATCAACAACCCCATTTCCAAAAGAAAGAGAAGGGTCATCATCGATAACATAACATTGCGCTATGCCGTTGAGTGAGACAGCAGTATCTCCAACCATGGGAACAGAGCTAGAAACAACGAGATATGGCCTCTCAATATTATTTCTGTGCACTTTGTGTTTTGATGCATCGCCAGTAATTGTATAATCAAGTGCGTTGATAGAGCCTACTGTTTCTGAACCATGTACCCTCGCAAAATCAGTACTTGGACCGTGGACGCTAACACCAAATTGGCCCATATGTGCTTGAAGTTGCGTATTATATACTTTTCTGCCCCAGTTATTTCGCCATGGCATCGCATTGTAGACAGAATAAGTTTCATGAGCAGGATCCAAGAACCCTCGTGACATAATTTCAAAACCACCTAGGGAGCTGAATCTATTTTTGAATCTCGTTCTATTTTTTATAGAACCAGTTAGATAATCTTTATTAAGACAATTATAGTCAAGGCGTTTTAATTCAGTTCTAATTGTACCAGGAGTTATAGTTAATATTTCCTCAATACTGCCAGTGCCAATACCTAAAATTTCTGCTGTTGTCGACGTAATTTCATCTGCATGTTTAATAAACCAAGGATCATTTGCTTCTGGACTAGTGGTGCTAACATATTCATATCTATCTAAATAATTACCTGCTGTTGTCGGCGAAGAGCCTGTCATGTGAATATTGCGAATGTTTACAGGACGTTTTGCAAATTCTTGGCGGGTATATATTGCGCTTGGTCTATGGTGGTTATCGTAGGTTGGATTAAGAAGCTTAAACGAATTACGCTGGTTTCCAGTCTCGTTAACTTGAATTGAAACTCTATCAATAGCGCAGTCGCCCAAATGAGTAATGCCGGCAGTATATAAGAATCTAATATAAAAACGAGTTCCTAAATATTTATTAAGATATTCAACTATAAAATTAGAGGCAGTAAAGGCATATCTAAACGAATCTGAAGGGCTGGTTTGTTGTTGGCCTGCAATGTAGGTCGATATAAAGGGTGAACCTAAAAGGTCCCAGAGCATCGGAACATCTTCAACATTTGTTTGAAATGTCGGATCACCTGATATTTGAACCTTTAAATTACCTATATGCAAGCCATACATATGATAATAAAAAGCAAATACTACCCGGGCATCGGGTTGGACGTCCAGCAAGTCAACCAAGGGAGTAACCAACGCAAAAGTCTGTCCTACTTTAGATGGTAAAACTTCACAATAAGCATAACCAGCGTCCAACCCGGCATCAGGACCAGTACCCACTGACGGGGTGGGGCCAGATAAAAATGTCCATGAGTTGTCTGCTCCCACGCCATTTTTCCAATATTCATATGGGCTCGGATCACCAAGAGTAGAGCCTAGTGGCAAATCAAGTATTTTAACATCAGTGGTACCGACCGATGTTGCATTTCCAAAATCTTCCGTAAAAAGAATATCAGTCGATGTTTGATCTAAAAATTCCTGTAAATGCCACCCTTCTGCTCTTGTTAATTGGCCATCAGTGCCTCTGTTTAATTCGATATGGCGATGTTGCATGCCCCCAACATACTTTTCAGCAAATGGACCCTGCATTGGTATTTCTGCATTATAACCGTATTTATCATCGTGTATGTTAGTAAAATCAAGTTTAAATTGATTAGAATATAAAGTTTGATACCCTGTATCGACAGACGATGAATATATATTAAATGGTAATAATAAAGTGCTTTTTGCATCAGAATATTTTAAATCATTTAAACCTGCGCCAAGTGCATTTGAATTCATAGTTTCATTTGCCGGCATTGTTAGCGCTTTTACTCTAAATTGCTTTTTATTTAATTCATTTGGTGTTATTTCATCTTCAATAACTTGTTCTAATATTTCGTTATCAAGATCTAAATAAATGAAGTCATCATCGCTTCCCCACTTAATAACGCCTTTGTAGTAATCATGACGATTATTATATTTTGGATTTGAGCCGCCTTTAAGCTTGAGTGAAAGTTCTTTATCCAAATGAACAGGTTTTGCAAGGCGTCGCGGAATATACGAAGAAACTTCGTATTTAGCGTTGCCAATTGTTTTTAATGTAGGACCAGAAGTGACTATTTCAGTGGTAACCCTTTCCAATAATAAATTTTTATTATCATTTACGCCTGGTGCACTTGAAGATATTTCTGCAATATCTCTTTCTGCTCTATCCTTCCACCAAAGATGATTTTTTGTCTGTGAAAGCGGCGAGGAGGGCAGGGGGGCATGTCCAATTTTCCAATTATATAAAAGTTTATTAATACCGACCAAAGAAGAAATTGGATCTTTGACTTCTGAATCTAGAGTTGGAAATTTCGTCCAATATTTGTTTCTTTCCAAAACATGGCTCTCAACCATGTTTCTAAGAAGCTCTACAGAATTAGATGATGCCGGCATTAATTGTGCGATCATCATTGTGACGGCATCATCTACCCACTTGTAATATTCAATAAATTTATCTAAATCTGGCTCATTTTCTACTTTTTCAAAAAACAATTCTCGCAATTTTTCCATGCGCTTGTAATTTGGTCGATAACGATTAACAGGATCGCCTATAAGGTTGTTGAAATCAACAATTGTAGCAAAAAATCTCAGCATTTCTTCTGAAATAATCTGATACATACTCTTTTCAATAGAAACAAGATGCTGAATATAGGTTGTATCCCGAGTAAATACTACTTCATCTTGTTGTGTTAATATTTTAACAAAATCATCGCTATTAATAATTTCTGGAAGCTTTTGTTTGGCCGTGTGCACAAATTCAACGTCGACTGCTTGATCAGCGTAATCAGAGTCGCCAATAAAAAAGTCTCCTCGGCCGGTGTAATTATATTTGGCGACATCACTAACCCAGCCATGTCTAGATATATTGCGGTCAGAGGTTGAGCCTGAAGCAAAATCTTCAATTAAAAATTGTCCCGAAGGGTTTGAGCCGGTTACGCTGTCAAGTGTCCAATTTAGAGCCAAAGTTTCTATTTGCGGAATAAAATCATCGAATAATTCTGTATGACTGGACGCAAAATTACTATTTTTATAGGGGTGTAGTGGGCCATATATACTAGCATCTTTCCCATGAGCACGAATTGTTTCATTGGGCAGATAATCAAACCAGAATTTTACAGATGAAACTTTTACGTCTGAATGTCTAGAAACACTTCCTGTAAAATTTTCTCTCGTTGCACCAGCATAAATTCTTTTTGGTTGTGTGAAGAATTTTTCTGCATCGGATAGGCTCATCGTACCACTCAAAGAGAATTCATTCTGTAATATATTTGATAGGTAATTGACACCATAAAACTCATAAGTATAAGCAGTGCTAGCTTCTTCTAGGCTGCCATCAACTAAGTTAGCAATAGGATGCTTTGTTGGTCTTAATCTAAATGCTAAATTCCATTTTTCATTGTCATATATACCCATGAAAGTTTCTGTTTCCAACGTAGATAATATTGGCAACAAACCGTCACTCACTAGAGCAAAACTAGCATTTCTCCTGTCATTGTTTCCTTTGTTTACAACAAAATTAAAATTAATTGTATTATCTGTGGCGTATGTTAAATCTTCGTTGTCAGCTACTGCGGCGTGGAGGCCCGCGATAGAAGAAGTTAAAGAGGGAAACAACTGGTAGTTGTCATCACCAGATAAAAATCTTTTAGGGAAGATTACTTCTGCTTCCAAAGTCATTGAGGCGCCAGACATAAAAGAAGCAGAAACCCCAGGAATATAAGATATTGAATTAGAGTCTATCGAGTCATAATACTGATAAGCAGTCGCAGTATATGAGTTATCATACAATCCAGTACTGGCGAATCTTGTTTCTAAATCATCGAAATCAAGATATTTCTTCTTTACAGAAGCATGCGAAGTATTTTCTTTTAATTCATATGTGTCATTAGCCGCATAAATATTTATTTTAATTAATTCTTCATCTATTCCATAACATCTAAGAAAATTTCTTAAAGACTTTATGGTACCTTTTGATTTTTGTATATATGATAAATTATTATATATATTTTGGTATATTGTATTTTTTACTTCATAAAGTTTCTGTTCATAAAGCTTTTTTTCTCCTCTTTGAAGATATTTTGCCAATATGGAAGCATCGGCGAACAATTCTGGAGTTTCAAGGCCGCGTGTACCAAGTAAATAATCAGCAAAAGGCAGGGGCTTTTCATAGTTGTTGTCATAAGGATAATTTATATCTTTTAATCTCGGGAGGCTCTCCATTTGCAAATATAAATTATCAAAGTAGCTAGCAATAATTTGTGTTAAAAACTTTAAATGGCTAGATTCAGATTCATCTTCTTCTAGGATCCACCCGGGTACTGATTTATATATGGAAGCAACATTCAGATGATCGTGCATTGACCCAACATCCATCTTGTTACTTAATAGTGATACTACATCTGGATGATCTGAATAAACAATTGGATCTTCAAATTCATAATCAGCAGCAGTTGATAAAACCATTGCTGATCCAGTGGATCTGCATTCAGAACTATAATTTACGAAATTACCATTAGAAATTCTTCCAGAATAATCCAATACTGCAGAGTCAGTAGAAGTATTTCCTACTATACCCTCATTAAATTTAAAATAGACGCCAAGATCTACTTTGTTTGTTACATTATCATATTTATCGTTATCAGTGTTTGTTCCACCACCAATTTGAGTTCTATAATATCTTCCAATTTGTTGTGCATCTCTTTCTGTTTTCCAGTATCTAAATTCATCGAAAGAGCAGGATACTACATTGCCCCAGCCCTGTGCCGCACTAGATCCAACAGGGCCGGCCAAGGCGCCAAGTGAAGCCGAAAGGGTTCCACCAAAAGTACCGGTTACCAATCCAACGGTAAGTGTCGTAGTTTCTTTATGAATCCCATCAACATAAAAATTCACTTTATTCACAGAGCCGTACGTCTTGAATGTAAATGTATAATGATGCCAATTACCATCCGCAATATCCGATAGGCCCGTTTCAAGTAAAGCAGTATCGCTCACAGAACCAGATTCAATTCGAAAATAGAATCTACTTCTATCTGTTGCTGTTAGACCATGATATCTTAAATAAAAATGCTCGCCGTTAGCAGAAACAAGACTAAAAGGATATTCCTGTTTTCGAAGAGTAGTCGAGGCCCAGCCATCTTTTTTCATCCAGAACTCAACAGTTACCCCCTTCGAAGGATCAAGTTCAAGATTATTGGTTTGTTGTGTTCCCACATCATATATGTTGGCTTTTGTTACACCTGGGCCTGAAGGGCCGGCAGAAAAATCATTTTTGTAATCTCCCGATGCATCGGCATGAGGGCCGCCGTGGAAAAGAACATACTGCGGGAGGCTACTGCTATATATATTACTTTCTTCAGTTGCAGTATAAGTACTTGTCGCACCATTAATAATTATATGGCCATTAGTTCGAGGATATTCATTCTCAAACATAAAAAGATCTAAATAGGTACTTTCATTTTCCCATTCAATCTTTTCTGTTAATGAACCATCATATGGGTAGGTTTGATAAATTCTTTTAATAGAATTTTCATAGTAAAGTTCAGCCAACCCAAAACGAGCAAAGTTAGAAGCAGTTGCAAAATCAACATCTGGAAAAAATCTATCTCTTCTAGTTGAATATTCATCAATATATTTTGCAGATTCTAAATCTTTAGCTAAATCATCTTGGGATTTATTTTTAAGAAACTTTAGCGAATGGCCCTTATCAAATAAATCCTTAATGCTCATATTTTCAATCCCAACTTTGTAATTTAATTACTCTCTACTCTAAATTTAAATAATTCTTTCTGTTCTCGCCAGTCGTCTGAGGAGAAATAAGCAAATTTAAAAGCATACATATAGCCAGGCTCTAATAAAGACATGTCAAAATCAAAATAACCTCCAGATTCGTCATAAGACAAATAAGTATGATAATCAGCGCTGGCCGTTGAATGATTAAAAATTGTTTCACCATCAGCCATTCTAATAACTTCATATGAAGCACTGGGAATTATAGAGCCCTGGATATCCGTTGAAGCAACAGTATAAATTGTTGGACTAAAATTTCTAGGCCTGGTGAATACTCTAAGTTTAGCCTTTTCTTCTTTACCATATGAATGTTTTAAATTAGTGATCTTAGTTGTGTGCTGCAGATAGTCATTCGCAGTAAGCACACACACATCATTAAAGCTCTTAACGGATATTGAGCCAGTTTTATATTCTCCCCCAGCGCTACCAGACCATACGTCATGTATAAGAGAAGAAGTAGTATTGACTGATAATTGGGCCTTATAGATGCCAGTATCAACCTTCGATGCTGTAACCGGGGTGATCAAAGAACTTCCAGTTGGGCCATCATTGTATGACGCATACAAACTAACCATTAAATCTTCGCTGTGGGGTATATCCTTGAGAGACCCACGAATATAGTTGTACAAATATAAATTATTTAAATTATCTACTGCGGGGGCAACAGAACTACTAGCATAGAATATTCCTCTATCGTCCATCACCCGAGAATCCCAACGTACTTCTAATACGGGCACTTTAAAGAAAAATTCACTTGATCTGGAAAAGAATCGTTTTGTATAAAAACTTGTTTGTTGCCCTTCGGCATTTAATAGCACAGAACTATCTGAGGCTGTTGTGTGAGCCTCCTGACTAGAAGTTAAAAATATACCAAAACCATTATTAACTTGTGTTCCATCTAGCCATTCCTCTACTGCAGTTGTTACATCAAGAAGAAGATTTTCATCGCCGTTGTTAAAAGTAAAAGTGTAGTTTGGCATTGTAGAACCAGCAAGATAAGAAGAAGAGTGGTAATCTCCGCCAATTTGATCCCATGTGGCAACCGGATTTGAATCTCTATTTACCCAGTTCGAGCCCTCTATGGCATCTTCAGTTTCATCAGTGTAGCTTTCCATATCAAGACCAAATCCTTCTTGCCAGGATTGTGAAACTGCCAGCACATTCACAGTAAAGTCTTTTGGGAGCTGCTCAGAGTGTCGCGCGTTAAACATTCTTAAATAAAAACTAGCGCTTCCTACTGCTGGGATTATGCCTGCTAAACGATCAGCTGAAACTGTATCAACTGGGAACTGAAGTAGTATACGGGAGAGTTCAGCTGAAGAAGTTGTCTGCTGGCCATATATCGAAAATACTTCTAAAATATCAGAAGCTCCCATATTCGAACCGGTTCCGCGTGTACTTAAATTTAATTTATAAGCATTGGTTATGGTGTTATCTTTTGATGCTTTATATCTTTTAATCGCCATTACTTAATAGTTCCCTTAATATCGAGATTCGGATATTTTAATTCATAAACTACATTTTCAGGTGCATATAATATACGGCCGTCGGCTGAAATGTTTTCATTTATATCATATGAAAAATCAGAATACAAGCCTCCGACTTTGTGTTCTATTTGGACATTCGTGACATCAACAACCTCATCAAGCTCATTTAATATATCATATATTTTTGTAATATAGATTGGTTGGCCGAGGTCGAGCTTTTGCACAAATTCTTTTTGAATTGCTTTTATAGATTCATTAAGAGCTTCAAACTTATCTTGATCATAATTGGTAACAGCAACAAATTTTATACCTATATTAATAACTTTTGCATCAAGTATATCAATAGTATCATTGATCATCTTGAAGTGGTTTAGCCAAGTTTTAATATTGTTTTTTAATATTTGGCTACAAACTATCAAATTTTGATCTGAATCTTCTGTGAGCAAATATAAATTCAAGTTTCTTTTAAAGGAATCAACATCACGAATAATTTTTGCCCTTTTAACTTTCCCAAATTTTGGTGGTATCCTGTAAACAATGGCTTCATAGTCCTCGGTTGTCACTGCTCTATTCTGTGTAGCAAAGACGTCATTAACTCTCTGTTTAAGTTCCCCAAGAGAGGGAAGCGAAACATCTCCAGTAATAGGATCTTCATTTGTTACTTCCAACCCACCCCTGACAAAATTAATTTTATTTTGATTAGTAGCATTTTCACTAAAAATAAATATCGGGCTAGCCACATTAGTAACTGATTTTGTAGCTACATTGGCGTTTGAAGAAGAATTAGTTCTGAAAGTAATTCTCAAAGCAGTATTTGCTGGCGCGACTCCAAATTTATCAGTTTCTAATAATTTGGACGGGTCAAATGAAGATTCGGTCTCGTAATCTCTACCATGCATTTTTAACACTACATTAGAGGGGTGAGTTATATTATCTGTTTTTAAAGAAGATTCGGAGCCATATCCAAATTTCAAAGAAGTTTGGCCGGCGCGGCTCGAAACGGTGAATCGGCGCGGAACAGAGGCAGCAACAATGATACTAGGTACATTATCTCTCGTATCTGGATCCTTGTTAATTACTGTTCTAAAAATTGTGTCCTGTGAAAGATAGTCGACTTCAAAATATTCATGACCCTCGGTATCGGTTACTGAAACTATTTCTGTTATGTTTGGATCCGCCAATGATACAGTTAAAAATCTTTTAAAATCTCCAACATTAATAGTTTCTTGTTTCATTTCACCAGACACAATTCTTCCATAAGATTTAACAGCAAAAGCAGTTGGGACGCCAGTGGTTGTATCGCTTGTGGCAACAACTACCTCATTATCAGAATTGGCGAAATCGACGTTATCAAGCAAAGTGAAAACCTGGCCAGATTTAGAAGTAAATTTAGTGTCCTTTACTAAAATAGGTAAATAATTTATGTCTGGGCCAGTACCATTCGGGTCCGTTGGAACCAGAACATAAAGCGTAACCAGACCAAAAGAATTTGATCTAAGCATTTCTCTATAGCCAGCCTGTTCCCCTAGACGTACTACATTATTATATTCTACTGCTGTATCCAAGAAAGACTCATTTACCTGGTAATCTAAATAAAACGAAAGAACATCCCCAACATACGCCACAGTATCAAGCATCATTGAACCAAAGCTGGCTTCAGAAAAATCTTTAAAAACACTTGGATAATATCTTTTTGTATATTCTACCAAGCCCTCTTTAATCGTTTTAAAATCGCGATTTGTGTATCTAATAAGTTTTTTGCTATCTTTAGCCATTATTTATATTTCCTATTAATTCTATGCTGGGCCGTTCAATATCAAAGTTGAATTCGAATTCAAACTCGGAATATTATATTCAATTATAATTGATAACATATTAGGATTACTACGATTCTCTCTAGCCGGTTTAAATTTTACATTCTTAATTTTTACAAATGGCATATATTTTCCAACTTGAGAAAATATTCTACTTTTTATTTCCGACGCCAATCCTTTTTCTGGCTCGAAAAGAAAATGTCTCAAACCAACCCCAAAATCAGGCAACATAACGCGTTCGCCAGGAGAAGTTAACATCAAATTTTTTAAATTTTGTTTTACTTCATTCTTGTATAAAGTTACTAAAGAATAAGCACCACTTTTACTATCACGAGCAAGCGGCAATTGGGGTCCGATTCCATTCATATTAAAAATTCCTACAATCTATTAACATAAATAGTAACGCAAAATGAAACTTATAATTGTTCATCACAATCTTCTTCCTCACTAAGTTGACCATCATCATGTTGTTTTTCTTCGTACATATCTAAAAACAATAAAGCAAGATAAATCATGCCAGGAATAGTACTGGGTGGACCTCCCATCGGGGATAAGCCACCAAAAAATGGTATTGTTGAGGGAACCAAAGAAGCCCACAACGATGGGAGAGCGTAGGGAGAGCTAAAAGCTGCATCAGTAATCTCTTTAGCTTGTTTTAAGGTTTCATTTAGATCGCCCTTGAGGCCTATCGACTTCGGATCATTGGGATCACCATTAAGAAGAATATCAACTGATCTCACCTCAAGGCCTGCATCTTGCCACTCACTATATTTATCTTGTACATCAGCTAGCGCATTTAAGAAGTCTTGTGAAATCTCTACATCACCTTGCTGTTGCGCAATTTGTTCACCGGTCTCTGGGTCGACTTCAACGCTAGCATCATTTGGAAACTCCCAGCCCTTGATAGGACCATCAAGATTTAAAGTAGTATTCCCATAAGCAGCTGCTCTATCAGTTGGACTAATTAATTTCCACTGAATCTTGGCAGGGTCTGATGCAATTTGTGCGTTAACTTCTGCTTGGCTGACCGCAAATTCAGCAGATATTTTATCTTGTTCCGCAACAGTTATGGCAGCTCGAATACCCTGTTCTATTCCACTAATAATCGTAGCTGCAATGGTTGCAGCAAGATCGATAATTTTCTTTGATATTGAAATAGCAGGATCTATAAGCTCTACCAGCCCTTTCAATATCAACAAAGGTGTCATAAAAATTATCTTCAACAACATCTTTGTTGTGTCAGGTGAGTTGCCTCTTGTCCCGAGAGAACCTCGCATCAGTGAGGCCTCAAGCATACTTTCCCCAACAGTAGAATCATATACAAAATTATCAGATTCGAATAATGATTGAATTGTGGTAAGAATAGCTTCTTTTGTTTCGTCTAAAACGTCTGTCGGTTCAGGAATAAACTTAGATAAGCCATCACCAGAATATAGGAAAGCCAAAGACATATATCTATGCATTGGAAATAAATGTTCAAACATCAATCTAAATTCTGGTGTTTGTTTTAATTCAGCAAGCAAATCTTTGGCAATTCTCTTATAAAAGAATTGGGCTGGATTATTGATTACTCCTTTTATTGTATCTGCATATGCATCTGATTGTAGGTCTGAAACGCTAGTATTAGAGCCAATATACATGGGATCTGAGGCTAAATATCCCAACTCGTCATATGAGAAAAAATTACCAGGACGATTTTGACTTACGCCAGAGAAACCACCTATTGAAAAACCATGAGGATTATGATGAAAATCAAGATGTCTTTCAACTTCAACAATAGGTATTTGCAATTCTGGTGCTAAATTAATAGCATCAGTTGTTTCTTTTACTATCGAAGGCCAGTTTTGACCCTCGTGAGACTTAGATAATTCTTCTAATTGTTTAACATACCATAATTTTGCTTCGGGGCCGCCGGCTGCAGCGCCCCAGACAGATGAAAGATTTACATCCGGATTCAAATATACCACTTCTCCGTCAGTTACAACAGCTTGTACAACATCCGGGCCCGGCGATGCAGTTGTAGATGGGTGAGTTTTATATGTTTTAGTCTGAGTAGTGGATACTTCTCTTCTAAAATTATAAATTGCTTTAGCTTTCTTGAGATTGTTGCTTCCGACCAATTCTTTTATTTTATCACCAATATCAATAGAATAGTCCTTTCTGGAATAAACCATGCGAATTCCAAATTTTATTTCCTTGAAAAATGGTTTGATACCATATTGTTCATATATCATCTTATATTCTGGAACATCCATGATTTTTTTCAAGAACACATGAGTATAAAAATATGACCAAACATCCAAAGGCACATAATCATAAATTTTACATCCAAATACATTGTTCTCATTCCTATAGTAACCCAAGAATGGTAAAGGTAAGTCTTTTAACATAGTATGGGATGTTGCTTGCGGGGTGTCTTCACATGGCTCGCCGGATGGAGTTTCTGCAAAAATATAATCTTTGGCCACCAATCCCTCTAAATCGCTTGTTTGTGTATCAACAATTTTTACGTAAGGCTGAAATGTGATATTGCCTAATTTAGAATTAATTTCGTTTGTAAACAACATCTCATAACAATTTTGGTTGTGTTTTGAAACTTCGTTTATTCTTTCCGCCGAATTATAATAATCACTTGCATAATCTATATATTCTTTTGTTGGAACGTTGGGGTTATATGGATCATATATTTCCCACTTATTTGGCCATGTAACAGCATGTAATTCCCCATTTTCATGAAAAGTCATAGGCAGGGAATGAAGATGTAATTTTTGTTGTACATCTGATTTACTCATACCAAACAAATCAATTCCGCTGTTAGCCACCCAAAGACCGGTATATATATCATTTTCCATCTTCTGGGGAGAAGTAAAGCGACCGGGTACCAAATTCATATCCCAACCATAATTCATAGTATAAATATTATTTGTAAACTTGGCGTCAACAACGTATTCATGGCCCGCTTCTTTCATGAATTTATATAATATTTTCTCATCTGAATCCCAGTGTTCTTTTTCGTCAGAAGATAGTGTTATATCTAAATCCAAATCCGTACTAAGTGGGCTGCTATTGAGAAACAATGATTTAATAGTCGCAGAGATATCTTCACTTTCTTTTTTTATAAGATATTCAATCGAGCTAGCCTGACTTGCTAACATATAAGATTCATAATCTTCTAAATTTTCCAATTTTTTAACAATATCATTAGAATATTCCGTAAATTTTTCAAAATTTGTTATATCTTGCTTAATGTTTGCCACAACAACCTTTACCATGGCACGATCTTTAAAAATATCGCCAATATCAAAACTATCCCAACTAATAACGCTGGCCAGGCACATTTCCAATGTATATACTTTTATCAATAGAAGTATGCAACCCCCGATTAAAGAATCTTTAACTGCATTATGGCCCTCTGGCGCTTTATCATATACGTCGCGACAGACTGAATTTTCATAAAAGTCCATTATCTTTGGTTTAACTTTTTCCAAGTCAAAGAAATCTGTTTCTGTTTTTTTATCCGGACTTGTAATATAGTTAAATGTCTGCTGGCATTTTGAATTAAGATCTTGGCTGACCAGTGGACTTTTAAGTATTTTTTTCCATAATTTTCTTAAAAACTTTCTATAATGCAATCTCGAATTTTTCAGTTTAACAAACATTTGGTTTGAATATGCGAATTGCAGAGACGCGTACCCTGTGTCAGAAAGATTTCTTGAAACATGTCTCAAAACTTCTTCTTTTGTCACGTCAGAAGATGTTGTATCCTCCTCATTGGGATATTTTTCTAAAAGTTTTTTTAATTTATGTGTCAAAAGTCGACCAAATATCACAGCCTTTGAATTATGCTCCACCGTGTTAACAATTTTATTAGCTGATAACAAATCTGAAATATCGTTTGAAGAATTTAATCCTATATCAGACAACAAATTTTGAATATCGGGAGCATAGCCAGTTTGAAAATTAAAATTATAAATTCCATCTGAGACCCAAGAATCTGACTCTATAGCCCCGTTATATGTCGGAGGGTGATCAGGGGAAATTTTACCTTTAATCAGCTTCGAAACATCCTTTAGGCCGTTCTTTTGAATTTCGTTTGTGTTCTCTAGGGGCGCCAACATATTTTGATATAATAAAATGTTGTTTAAACTAACAGATTGTATACCATCGAGAGCTGTCGCGATTGCTTGACTACTTGAATTTTTAAACAAATTAAGTACTTCTTCTACTTGTCTCCGAGCATTCTGATCAGAAGATATGATTTCAGTAAAAGGAAGATCATATTTTAAATAATTTGGATTAAAGTTTGAATAAGTTCCGCCGGGGGCCATCATGATGGCGGTTGTTTCTATCGACCCAGCTATATTAGAAGAAATCTTTCTATCAAAAAGTTCCGGGAATATAGAACTATCTACTAAACTATCATATAGTTCTATATTTACTTTTCTGCCCTCTAGGCTGGTTGCATGAGCCAAGCCTTTTGCATCTTGCTCCCATGGGTTGTCAGGATCCCTAACATATTTTTTGAACACTGCAAATACCGGGGCATAGCCTAAAAAATTACCCAAATCATCATCAAATTCAACCGATGTGGTTCTAGTTTCATATCTTATGGCGCCGGCGTCGACAAGTATATCCATCAAGGCTAGTGGCCAGGTGCCGAGTTTAACGGTGGGGAGGACGTTGTTGCGTGCGATTTTTTTATCTGACCAGCCTAGGGCTTGCATGAAGACGAGCAGTGCCAACGACCAGTCCTCGTAGCCAGGAGCAACCCACGAATCGAGATCTTCTGCAATGATTGATACTGCCAGTTCTTCATCTAATATTGTTACATCAAGATAAACATTTGTTAGTTCTTTAAACTTATAAGTACTTTTTTGACAAATCACACCTTCTATGGCATCTGAACTAGCAAATTTAGGGTACATAGCCCTCAATCTTCTTCTTGTCAAGCCTGTAGCTTCGCCAAAAGTTAAGTTCATAAAAGCTTCAATAATATCGTTCGGAATTACTTGTGAATCGGCATCAGCTAAATTTGCCAAATAATTTATGCCCGGGCTTAAATTAGTTGATAAAGAGCCTGGCTTTACGTTCCAGGAACAAACAGCATCTTCGCCGGTACAATTGAAGACAGTTGTTGGTTCTTTTACCCCAGTAAACATCCTTAGCATGTGTCTCCACGTGGGCCTTAGCTCGTGTATATCTCGTAATTTTCTATCCAAGGGGTAATATATCACCATATCACCGTGGGCGTCGGGGATGTGCGAGAACGGCCTGGTGGCCGCCAAGTTCATATTTGATTCAGCTCCTGCATCTCCCGGAGATGGATCCGGCCAGAGCACGCTATAATCTATGCCAAAGGGTGCATAGCCACCGTAACGTTCGGAAGCGACTTGATGTTCTTCATCCAAAAGGAAGCCTCGGTTGGATCCGGTCCAAAGTAAAAACAGATTTGCTGTAAAAAATAACTTCTCTATATTCATCGGCATCGGCATCTTATTGACGCGCACTTTAATTTCAGCACCAATCTGATTCACTAAAGTTTCATAATCTGCCTCTGCAATATCAAGTTGTGCATCCGAATTTTCATAATCTATTCTTGTAACAGTTGTCAAGGCTTGCATTTCCGAAATTCTTGGTACCATTTCCTCTTCTGCAATCCTAATACGTTCATTCTTTTCACGAGCTTGCTGGCGGCGCTTGAAGGCGGGGTCGACCTCCGCTCGAAAATCATTCCAACCTCCCTCTATTACGGCCCAAAAATCAGCTATTAAGCCAAGCAAAGGAGCAGGGTAAAAATAAGCCAGTATAGCCTGGGCGACGACGAGGACGACTTCGCCTACAGTATCTAACTCTTCGGCAATTTGGTCTAAAAGAGTTTGATCGTTATCAATAAAGGCTTGCATCTGTTGTTCTAATAATTCCGTAGCTCTTTTCCATTCCTGCCATGTGTTATATAATGTTTCGGTGTCATTGCCAAGAACAGTAAGATCTGTTGTATCCTTTTCAAAATCGCTGAGGCCAAGATCAACAGCTATCTTTCTAATTTCCACCTTAACGTCATTAGGAAAAAAGTTGTTCATCAGCTCTTTAAATTGAAAACCGCTACCAGGATCGAAATCATTAAATACCAACGGTTCAAACATCCTATGATCGCGCAAGTCGGGTTTGCCTTTTGGACCGTTGGCGTTGCCAACTGAAAAACTTTCAAATTCCTCTTTTAGATCTGCCTCCCGAGGGAGGTAATGACGAGTAGCACTGTAACACATGTGATAATCATTCTCAGCTGTTTTATAACCACCACTGCCGTCTTGGTCCCCTCCGCCAATATAAGCCAAGGCCAAAGCGTGATATGGCTCTTCTTGAACTTGATCAGTTATAGCTTGGGCTGCGGCCTCCATCTCACCTGGATCCGCAGCTGCCATTACAGCGCGTGGAGGTAGCGAAAAGAATTTAAGTGATTGTAAATCCTCAAGTAAACTATATTTTATATAAGTTAATATTTCATCTGTCAACCATGCCATACTATCTTTGATGGCCGGCGGTAAAATAAACAGCCCTTGGGGGCCGCACTTATCTGATAAAATACCGTCTAGCGGATTCGAATTTGGAAAAAGCCAGCCAGAAAGTGCAAGTATTTTATTTTTTAAATCCTCCAGTTCTTTTTTAATTTGTTTATCACACTCTTCTTTTGTTAGGCCGGCCATTTGAAGTTCTGCACACCGAGCATCGTAATTATATGAAACACCGCAAGCATCTGCAACTGAAGGTAGGGTTGTTCCAATTGCATCACATATATCTAAGTTAATATGTTCGCCTATTGTTCTAAATAAAGTGCGTATTTCTGCGCTACTTTCAATGCCATTTTCATACATTTCTGGATTGTTTAATTTGGTTGCTTCTAGACAATCTTTTAATGTTGAATTAGAGGCATTGCCTTTCAGTAGAGCACAAATTTGGCTTGGGGAGAGATTATTATTACTTAAAATATCTTTAGCCCAGTCACCCACATCAGAAAGTGGCAAATCTCCCACAGTGCCAATAGAACCTAAGGCATTTTGTAGTTCGTCGAAAGGTATTGGAACGCTTGTCAGATTGTTTGAATTCCCGGTGCGGCCAAGATCTGTATCTTCCTCGAAGCACGCGCTAATCAATTCTTCTAACAAAAGACCCAATATCTGGCCTAGCATAGAAGCAATCATGCCAAGTAGGGCACTAAGTAGCTGATCGCCAAAATCGCCTATCATATCTTCTGTCGCAAGACTATCAGGCAAAGCTATTTTTGGAATACTGAGTGACGGAGGTCTTAATTGCTTTATAAAACCCCCGGGATCTGATAAAAATCCACCTGGCATTTCTAATAAGGGGCCTACGATGCCCTCACATAAAGCATGCAGGCCGATGCGACTTTTTAAATATTGTACAAATTTACCAGCATTTTGTACTTTTCCGTATGGACTATTATCGTAGCTATCTTCTGTTTCAGAAAATATTCTGTTATCGGAATTAGATTGATATTGCACCTGGCTTGGTTCTAGATAACCGTCCTTCACTAAAAGTGCATTTGTTTCTTCCTCTGTGAAACCTAGTTCTAGGAAATTTCTTGTGGCCGCATTGATATCAATTTCTGCATATGGTTTTGACCCTCCGGTAGCTGCGTCGGTAAAAGTCCCAGGTGTTAAATCAATCGAAACGCCACTTTGCTCCATCTCACGAACACTGTTTGCCGCATCGAGATCGTCGTCTCTTGAAAAAAGAGCTGCAGCAATAGGAGCACCATCAAAATTGATATCCGCTCTTTCCCCATCTTCATTTACCGTTGTATTGGTTAGCTTTAACTCTACAATAGCTTCGCCAAGTTCAACTTCTAGTTCGGGAAAAGCTTCAATGATTGTATTTGTAAATTCTTGTATTCCCGCATCTTCAATTAATTTTGTTATGGCAGCCTCGCATAAAGCCTCTGCTGTCAAGGGTATGCCAAGTCGACTTTGTATACAAGCCATCAATAATGATAATAAAGCTTGTGGATCTAAATTGTGCAATAAACCAGTGTAAAGAAGCTTAAGATTTTGTTCACCAGCGCTTTTTGAAACACCTTTTACAACTTTCGAAGTACCCAAAAGACCCTTTTTAGATAAAGAAGAGTCTGCTGAAGAGGTGTCTTTTTGTTTTGCCTTTCTCCAAGCCTCTGCACACTTGGGGTTTTTAAGAATCTTTTGTTGTTCATTATTTTCCTTAGCAGTTAAAGGTTCGCCGCTTTTTTCCCTTTCTAGGAATCCCTCGATAAGTTCAACGCAATCATAATCTCCTGCCTCTTCCTCTCGTCTCTTATCTCTTGTTAGTTGTATTAAAAATGGAGGTGCCGAAAAATTTTGTAAAAATTTCATCCATTCATTTAGCTTAACATCACTGCTGGCTAACTCATTAAAACCAATAATGCTCTTTTGGGCCATAAGGTAATGAAGAGTCCTTGTGCCCTGTGTACCTATAAATTTACTTCTTAACCAATTTAGGCCATTTCTAAGATCGATGCCGCTTCTTTTTGATTCTTTGGCGCCGGAAGCTTCTTCTTTTGTAAGCCAGGGGTCAAGCTCATATAAACTAATATTATCTATATTAGACAAATATTTGTTATCTGGCGAAAATAATATATAAGAAATAGTTTCACGAACATTTCCACCAATAACATTATTATCTTTAAGGCCTATTTGAATTATATGGTCGTCATCGGTATTTGTGCCCTGGGCTGCAGCGCGGGATATGACATCACTATTCGTGACTAGCGCGTCTGCTTGGCGTTCTAAGAATTCGTCTATTATGTCCGGAAATTCCTTTAAAGCCTCTATTTGCTGTTCTACATCAAAATCAATATTGTTTGGATTTTTTATTTTTCCACCAGATTGTCTAAATTCTTCTACTTTAGATTTTATCTGCTCAAATGATTCCACCAAATCATCAACTTGACCTCTTAAGTCCTTTAATTTTATAAAGAAAGCATAGTCTCGTCCCTTAGCGAATGGGGCATCGTCTTCGTGATTCGGATCAAATTCTGATCCGTATTTTAGATCAGAAGAAGGAAGTCCATCAATATAATTTGCAGAGATCGCAAATAATATTTTTTGATTTTTAGGGTTAGAGGAATTTGTTGTAACGTGTTCCGAAACGTTTACAAAATATCTATTTTTTAACAATGTTCTTATTAAGACATTATGATTAGAAGAACTGATATCCTTATTCAAATATCGCAATAATGTTTCGAAAGCTTCTGTTTTTATTGATCCTGCAGATACTGCCGCTTCTTCTGATTTCGCAGTCTCTTGAGATTCTTCCGCATCTCCCTCAACCCCCAACTCTTCTGCTGTTTTTCTTTTCCCATCTTCGGCAATAAAATAGTACAAACCTTCAGAGTATCTAAAAGTTGGATTTTGTTCAATAGTACTTGCATCAATTATTAAAAGATCTTCCGGAATATTTTTTCTGTTATGCTTATTAAAATTATAATATGCTAATCTAACATCATATTTCTCAAGTTTCTTCCAATTTAAATTAGAATCCGGAGCTATTAATTTGGCGCCCTCAAGCAAACCAGATTCTGCGTCGGAAGCCTCTTTCTTAGTTAAATTATTTGATATTAAAATATCTGGCGCGCTATCTGTTTTTTCAAAATAATGAGGACGAGCGTATAATACTTTTGTTTCATCTGCTGTCCACGAATTAATTTTTTCTGTCGGAACGTCATTTGAAGTAAACACGAAGCCATACCAGATTCCAGTAAGACTATTCACAATTTCTATAACTTCTACTTCGACCTCTGGAGGCAATTCAATGCCGTCGCAATCTTCCTTTTCAGGGTTAACTAATTTGCCCTCATTGTTTATCAATAAGAAATTTTCATCGTCCCATCCAAGTTCCAATTTGGGATTATTTTCGCTGGGTGAATACCTAACTGGCAAAAACGGACTAGAACGCTTTTTTGATTTGTTCGGCTTATTTAAATTTTTAATAATATGGCTAGCCATAATTTATATACCTTAATATAACTAATTAGTCTTGTTGGATGTACTGTTTATATATGATGGCCCGTGTTCCATCAAGAAGTTCTTTTTAAAGCCAGCATAATTATTTAAGCTTTTTAAAACCGATAATTCTGTACCAGACATCGTCTTAATGGCATTTTTGATTGCTTCCGGTGGAAGATCTGCAGAGGGCGTTGTGTTGATTGCAAAAAACGGTGAAAAATGCTGATGTGTGGCGATTGCACGATTGTATGCTTGTTGATGTCGAATGTAACTATGAAAAAACTTAGTTAATTGTTTAAGATGATCGCTCATTTTTTCTAAAGCGTCGACAAGATTATCACCTTTTACCATAGGTTGCAACTCGTCCTCATCATTATTCGCCATCAGCCAAATACCATTCCAACTATGGATATCACCACCTTGCGAATTTTTTGTGTCTGTGTTGGTTATCAATCTTAAACTTTCCCGGCCGACGAGGCGGACATGATCTGCTTTTACAATAATACCCGACTTGCCTTCGGATTTATCATAATTTTCCTCCTTTCCAATTGCAAAATTAGTATCTGTATCGGTTTTTTGTGATATGTATATCATGGCCGCATCTACAAAAAAATTAGGATTAGTATATACCAGCTCACCATCTTCATTGGACTGTTTTGGCTCAGAACCCCCCATCCCGGCCGTCAGAAGTATCGAATCACACTGAGTATGTGCTTTCCCACCATAGCCGCTCGCGTGATGGCCAGTGGTATCGGGCCCGCAAATTATAAATGCATTGCCACTCCTTGTTTCTTTTTGGCTGGGAGTTGCAAGCCTATTAATTTCAGCTTGTGGATTCGAAGTACCAAAAGCCCCATGGACAAAAAGTTCTGCGCGTTGTTTTCGATCGAGAGCTTCAATATCCGATCGAAAAGCATCAGATACACCGCTTAAATCATACGCTTTTTTCGTTATAGTGGAAGTTCCGCCAGGCGTAAGAAAAGTCTCTCCGGAGCTGAAGCTAAAATCATCCATTTTTACTACGCCAGCGTCACTAAATTTAGTAGTGGGCGTTGAAAGCAAGTCTGATTCTAATTTTGTATCTAAATCATAATAGTCATATTTCGCGCCGACTGGCGACGGCATAGTGCCATCGTTAAAAGGATCTGCTGTCGACCGGGCTTCGCCATTTACAGTAGCACCGGGATTTTCGCCCAAAGCTTGTTGATAGTTCTCCTGTGCCTCTTTATAATCTGATGTTGATTCTGCAACTGTTTCAGTAGTGGAACCATCAGATTTAGTTTCGATGACGTACGTTGTATAATAAGTTGTAAGCCCATTATTAGTTGGTACTGTTTTATTTGTTGTTACAATATTTTTTGACAATGTACTATCCTACTGGTTTATACCTTTTGCTTCCGCTATTTTTTTAATATGATCCCAAGGAACAAGGGGCGGTCCGGACCAAAATTGAAAATAACTATGATTATCAAAAGTATTGACAGGCCACGAAATATTTCTCACCCTCCCAACAACATTGTCAATGCCATATTTATCAGCTATAAATCTTTTCTCAGCGTTTGTCCAGACACCACCATTTTGTTTTCGTTTCAGAAATTGACTATTCCCCCATTTCGCACCGGATTTTTCGCAAAACACAATTGCCCATAATGTTGGATTGGCGTCTGGTGGCACAATATAATTTCCTTTGCACTGGCCAGCCAATTTCTGGTTTACTAAATATTTTTCTAATTCTGCTGCAGCTGGAGTTTCTGCAGTTGGGATTCCCTGGGCGGAGTTACCATTTAAATTCTCCATTTTTCTTCGCCAACCAAGAGACTGTAAATTGCCATGCGTTACCTCGCCGTGAACATCTACTCCAGGAAGATAATTTGGAACGCGGTCATACATATTTTTAGCGTTAAATTCGGCGCCGAGCTTAAAAACTCCCATAAAAGTTAAAAATTCATCATCACCTATCCCGGGAGTCCAGGCGCCAGTAAAAACACTATGACTCATAATAGATCTAGTGTACGGCGCGATGAAGGGATCGATATTGATTGATAATCCGTATGAAGATACAAACGTGCCAGACTCAGCATAACCATTTTTTATGCCACTTGCAATTTTAAAAGGTATATAATTTGATGCCTCACAGGCCGCGGCGTACGCTTCTTTAAAAATAGGTGCAACGCATGACCATACTGGTGGACTTGTTTCTTCTCTGACAACTCCCCTGCCACGTCGTACTTTATATTTGAAGGTGGCAGTTTTAAAATCTGGAACCTTTGTTTTCATATCTACTTTTTTAGAAGAAGTTTTGCCATATACGCTGGTTTGGCCCTCAAAAGTAAAATCATCTTTTTTGGGATAATAAGGAATCCACTCACTTAATATATCAAATTTTTTAACTACCTGAACACGAGAGCCCTCGCAGTTGAAAAGACTAGGCTCTAGAAGTTCAACGCCGGCGCTACTGAATTCACCCAAGGGTGTTGGTTTGGATCTGCACTTTTCAGGTAAAGAACAATCGGGATTTGCTGATTTTTGTTTGCCTTTTAATCTCTTAATTATATCTTCTACTGCATTTTGGCGGCCCACAAGATCGGAGGCGCTTGAAATAGTTCCTAAAGTACCTACAGTTTGAGCTGAATTGAAAAAGCCAGGTTTAAAAATTTGTAATTTTGCTAATTCAGCTTTAGCTGGCTCAAGGTTGGCTTTTATTGTTTTTAATAAATCTTCATATTCTTTAAGACGCGTGTCAATAAGAACTTTATCCTTGCCGGCCTCAACTAAAATTACATGTCCTTCTTTCAATTGTTCTAATTTTGGAATTTCTATTTTAGCATGCAAATAATTATTATAAAGCCTGTGAAACATAGATTCTTCACCATATTTTAATATATAAGAATTTGAACCAATATCTGTACAATAAACTTTATATTTGGATATCTTGCATAAACTATTTAATCCCCCGGTAGCGAGAGCGAACAACATTTCTTCGAATTTGGCCGCCTTCTTTTTATATTGTTCTATTTTTATATTATAATTGCTAGCTGCTGCAGATTTTTGTTTAGCTGAAATATTTTGAGCATGATTGGGAACATAATCCATTCCCACTTTTGGAATAGTATCAGATTTATGAGGCGCATTTATTTTATTTATCATACTAAAAGTATAATCAAGTCTTTTTTTGCCGCCGACGTAACAGGATATAGAGGTATTATTATTTATATTATTATTGACCCAAAAATCGAATTTCTTTTCGGCACCAGAGCCCCCTTGCTTGAAATTTTTAACAAACTCTGTTTCTCTCCCTAAGAGGTCAAAAAAGTGTTTGGAGCCCGGGCCGCCACCGAAATCTAATGGAATAAAAGATGCTGCATCATCGACAATATAATTAAATTCTAAATCTTTTTTTGCACTTGGTTCTATAAACAATTTATAAAGAACGTATGACGGTATATTGCGCAATACTTCTGCTTCTGGTTCAGATATATTACTATAATCAAAAAATGAATATCTGTCCACCTCATCAAAACCATTCGGAACAAAATCTATCCTGTTGAGGGGAATATCATAAACCAAAGGCAACGATCCGGCAAGAGAGAGCGCGCCAGCCCCTTCTGCCAAAATCGAAACATATTCAATATTTTCTGCTATATTTTTATATATATATTGTTGTAATACTTCAATAATCTCGTTGTGAAATATATTTAAATCTCCACTATCAACAAACGTCTTGATAACTCTTTCTTTTTCTATAAATCCTGATATTTTATTATCAGATATACTGTCTAGATAATCTTTAATCACTGGAATTGCTTTTCTATTCGCGACGGACTCCATATTTGTCCTAATCAAATCAATTTTTGTAGTTTCGCCCCGGGGAACTGTTGAACATTTTGTGTAATTTTTTATTCTTTTTACATCTCCTAGTTTTGTTCCAAACCCCCTTGAATACAGCATTTCCGGTATGACAAGAACAAAATTACGACCATCACGTATTAGGTCTTTTAAATTTGCTGCTACTTTCATTCTTAAATCATTATTAGCTATCTTCGCACTACTTTTAGCCTCTGCTACTGTTGTTTCTGGACCGTTGATCCAGGGGAAACCAAAGCCGGCAATATCATGAAAATAATATTTTATTTCGATCGGAGACGTTATGTCCAGTGTTTTTGAAGCATAAATAATTGTTTCGCGCCCAGGACCAGGTGGACGATCAACAAGATCATTGGCGCCATTGCCATTTAAATGGCCAACCCAAACAAAAGCATTTTTTGAATCTGGTGTTGGGCCGGCAATACTATGCTTAAAAGAGATACCAGCATGTTTCAAACACTCATCAAAATGTGATTTTGTTTGCTCAAAGCCGTCACCATACATACCAGTTTTAATCTTTCCCTTTACTTTTCGAATAGGGGGCCCCGTCAACTTAAATTTATGTGAAGTTGAGCCGGCATATAAATTTTCTACTTCCGATGGTGCGCACACTTTAGGAAGCGTACATGTATCATCAAATGCTTTTGAAGCTGATTTGGCTTCTTCTATTTTGGCTATAAAATTCGTATCATGTAAGCCAATAAGTATACCAGTTTTAGAAGTCGGGGCTGAAAGATCAACCCAGACCAGGGCGCCCTCTGTGATCTTTGCCATGGCAGAATCATGTTCTATTTGTTTTGAAGCAACAAACTCTGGAAACAAAGAAATACCAAATTCATCTTCTATACCTGATGGCCATGGCATCTGGTGAATATTGGGAACTTTTGCTATCACTCTTACTGGTCCAGGCTTTAATCTTAGGCGCGCCGAGTTATCTAACAGGGAAAGAGCCTCAGGTGCCTTAAGCAGGCTTTTTGTAATAATATTTGGTGAGTGGGTTTTTGCTTGTGGGCCAGATAAAACTTTAAGAACTACTGCTAAGTGAGGACCAGTACCGGTACTAGACAATAGATCGTATTCATATTTATCTTTAAAAAGCCTAGCAACTAAATCAGTTATTGGGACGTCACTATTGTAAGCTTCAGTGTAAGCAAAATCGCTAAGAGGGTTAAACTCGTGGCCACTGAATCCCTCATGTACTTTCCATGGTTTTGTTCCCACTTATTTAATCCTTAATTATCTTCGTTAATTAAATCATATATTTCAGATTTATCAACTGAAGATAAGCTGCTATCGACATTTTCTTTTTTAGCCAATAAAGAGGCTAATTTTACCAGTTGTTCATTTGATCTCTGTAAGGTTTCTAGATATTTTGCTGCTACGGGCCCAGAATATTGATGTTTTGCTGTATCTTCCTTTAGAACTTTCATCAAGTCAATAAGTAAAGTCGAAGCAATTGCCCTATCGTCTCTGATATTGGCAATTGCCTCCTCAACATATTCTTGTGATTCTAAACGTTTCCTTTTACCCATTCGCTTTTAAAATTCCTATATCTTTTTCTAATACGATTCAAATTATTAACAATTTGTTTTGTATTCATGCCAGTTATTTCTCGCATGTATAGATAAATAGCTTTTTTATTAAAAATTTCAATTTCGTCCACACTTTCAAAAAGAATTTTTATTGCGTCTAATACTTTTTTTTCACTTTCTTTGAGTTTTAATTTTTGCCAACTTTCCATTTCTTTCCACAAGTGTAACCAAAATTCTGCTTGTTCTCTGTTTTGTTCGTATTCATTGTGTACTATTAATTCTTTTCTTGTCGAGTCTGCTCCCAAGTTTTCATACTGAACATCTCTCTTTAATTTTTTAGAATTTTGCTTTACTTGGTGAATAAACCAATTTTTAGTTATAACACTAAAATATGAAAAGGCTTTTGACTTTCTTTCTGGATCATATTTATCCAAAATTGTCATTAGCCAAATTTTACAGTCGTCTTTTAAATAATCTATATTGGGGAGATTATTAAATTTATAGGTATAAACAATTTTATCAACCAGCTCGTTGAAAGCTGGTGCCAGGAGTTCAACATAAAGAGTGGTTCGTACTGCTTTACTATCCGATAACGCGTAGTCTATTACTGCTTTCTCGTGTACTTTAGTAAAATATTCATTCTTGCGCCTCGGTCGTCTCTTCCTCTTCGGTTTCTTCATTATCATTGTCATATGTTTCTATTCCTGTTTCAACATCATAATATTTTTCTTGTAAATCCACTATATCGTTAATTACTCTTCTAGAGTGGCCAATTAAATCTTGCAATGTCTGATCTCCATAAAATGCCTCCATTTCATGTAATTGGTCTAAATGATCAGAAAAAGACTCAATCGATTCCAAATTATAAAGTAAATCTTCTCTTATGTCATCCATCTCGTTAAGATTTTTTATGATAAACCAAACAAAAAAGATATTAATAAGTGTGCTCAAATACAGTAAAAAAGGCACTAAACCAAATAGTACTATCAATAGTATCCCATTAAGTACTATACTTAACCCTAAAATATATTTATTCATTTAACATCCTCTTTTCTCTCCTTTAAGCGTCTTTTTTCTTCTTTCAAGTCTTCACGAAATTCTTCAATTGACCTTTTAACGATTTGTCCAGTTGAAATTTCACGCTCAACGTCCTCTATCAATCTAAAACTAGTGGGCAACTTAGTCAAAGAATCGTTTGTATCACAATATTCGCAATCTTTTAAAAGTTTAGAAATTGAATGGTGCGCAAAGAAAATAAATTCGCAACTTTCACACTTATAGCGATATTTGGGCACTATTCTTCTTCAAAAGGCTCAAGATTGGCATTACCATAATTAACAATTGGTGGGTTCATAACAAATAATTCTTTGTTTTCATTAATTTTGAATTCAAATCCTTTCAACACAGGAACAATATCTGATTGTTCCAATAAAGATTTCTGTAGGGCCATCATAAGGGCCCCGAGGGCTTCATCTGATAATTTAAGCATTTTTTAACTCCTTTGTCTGCTATATTTGCTTTAATATAAATTTTTCTAATAATTCAGCTGATTTTTTGATATTTAATTTATCCGTTTTAATTACCAAATCAGCGTCTTTTGGTACCTCAAAAGGATCTGAAATACCTGTAAAGTTTTTAATTTCTCCCAAAAGAGCTTTTTTATATAAACCTTTTATGTCTCGCTCAATGCATTCCTCGATCGAGCAATCGATAAAAATTGTTCTTGCTCCATGGATTTCTTTTAGTTCTTTGCGTATATTATCATAAGGATTTATAGTAGACATAATTATAACAACATTGTTTCTTGCCAATACTTTTCCAACAAATCCCAGTCTACGAATATTTGTGTTGCGATCTTCTTTTGAAAAAGTTAAATCGCTACATATGCCTTCTCGATATTCGTCTCCGTCAATTATTTCTACTTTTAAACCACGATTTTTTAATCTTTTTTCAACATCTCTTGCAATCGTTGTTTTGCCAGAACCTGATAAACCAGTCATTTGTATAAATAAACCAGAAGTTTTGCCCCAAAGAATCCTATTCCATATCTTTTCATGAAAATAATAAAAAATAAGCATAATAACGTGGTAAACAGCTGCAATGATCGAGGTGTCTTTTAAGGATCCAGTTATAATATAGGCTAGCGCCGAGAGTATTAAAAATCCACTAGTTTTCCAGCTAATGGCCTTACTAAAAGTTCTTTTTGTAGAATCAATCATTAAAAGTAATTTGTTATTTATCCTTATCTATAATACTAGATTTTTATTTATTTTTTAAATTTATAATTTTTTATTATTCATTTTTGTATGTTCCCCTGTTTGCATGTGGAAAAGGGAAATCTGGAACAGGCTTTTCTAAGAAATTACAAATCTTTTTCCAACCTTCGCCTTTTTCGAAACACACTTCCAACAAATCTGACCTATCTTTAAAATATTCTCGAACTTCCTGATTATGTTTATTATATCTTTCAACAAACTTCTCAGCTAAAGGAGCGTTAGGTTTTCCTAATTTTTCCCACATGTTGATATCGCTTCTTGCGACATCTTCAGGAGTCTCTCTCAACGTTAAAATAAATTTGCTATTGGGAAACCATATATCTAATTCCTTATATAAAAACAGCCATGGAGAATCTGCAAAAGCTTGATATTTGTTTGCTCTTTGTTTGACAACTGAATGATATTTTTTATAAGTTGATTTATCTTCCAACCAATAATCGAATCCTTTTAAGCCCCAGAAGCTATAAGTTGTTTGATAACCCAGTATCTTCATTGCTACTCCAACACTAGTTGTGCCGGTTTTAAACATACCTATACAAAAAACTTTACTCATTGTTTATCCATTTATTAAAAAGAGTATCATATTCTTCTTTAGATTTAACTCCTTTAGTGTGATTAGCTTTCCTAATTATATCAGCTTCATTATACCCCCTAGGGATAATCTCTGAGCGCATTTGAGGAAACTCATGATCTGATAACTGATATGCCGGCGCAGGTAATACAGTGAAATGTTGAATTGATGGGTCTTTATTGAGAATATCAACCTGTATATAACCATCGCTAGCGTATTTTATTTCTGGTAAATATTTTAAAAATGATTCTGCATATTGTTTGTTAACAGAGAAACAAGCATTTGAATATATGGGCCTAGGGATGAAGACTGGCCCGGGATTGCGAGAACGCCAAAGTTTGAATCGTTCATTTATCTTTCTCTTAAGATAACCAAAAACTGGTGGCCAATGAATTCTCCTACTTCTACGTTCATATCTTATCAATATTGGCTTATTTAAATCAATATTGTATTTTTTAAAATTTTTCAAATTAATAAATCTATCAAATGTAGTTTTGCAGTGCTCTGCAAATTTTACGTCGTCTTCACATATCAAAACATGTTTATAATTATTTTTAATAATATCCTTCATAAGATTAATAAATGAACACCAATTCCCAACTTGTTCAGGTATTACAATATTGTTTTCATGGTCGCAACTATTCTCGCCGCATCTAAAACATGGTGGAAATCGTTTAACACGACCAGATTTATACATCTCAATAACTTCTGATGAAGATTTATCAGATGCCGAAAAAAATTCGTAATCACTTATACCAACTCTAGAAAACTCTTCAATAATATGTTGCTTTCTATCTCTACATCGATCTAGGTTTATTACATATATATGATCAAAATAATCTAAACCAACTTCCTCTTTTATACTCATCTTAATATCCTTTTATAGTTTTTTGTTTTCAAATTTATACTCATCTTAATATCCTTTTATAGTTTTTTGTTTTCAAATTTATATCCAAAATATTTAATATAATATTTATATTCTTTCGCAATCAAATCTCTTGTTTCATCATCATAATAAGTTGAATAATGTCTCTTATCTAATCTAAATTGTGATTTCTTATGCGGAAAATTTCTAACTTGTGGAATTCCAAGTTTATCAGAAAAATTATTAAAATCATTTTGTAAATTTTCAAATTTCAAATAAACATTGGCAATAGGTTTGTTTTTGTTGAAATAATAGATTTTATTCATTTTTGGATTTTCCATAATAGCTTCTCTAAATCGCTTATTGACTCCCTCACGATTTTCAAAATTTTCTTGTAACCACAAAACTCTTTCTGTTCGAAGCCGAGGACAGCGCTGCGGAGGAGGAGCATACCAAAAACGAGAAATACACATATCCCAAGGATTTCTGATTATAGTAACTTTGCAATAATCATTCCATATTTTGTTTCCTATTGCTTTTTTGATTTCATCAGGTTTAGTGTGGCCACGTAAATTATTTTCAATAATGATACTAGGAACGATGCTATTTCTATTTTTATAAAATTCTCTAGCACATGCGTTACCATAAGAACCCTGTGGATCGTAAGAGCCACCTTGAGAGAATATATCATTTGCATCACAATTTTGTCCCAAAGCCACTTGTACACTAGTGCCCGCAACTTTCATTGGCTTTATAAAAATATATTTATATTTGTGTGAGATGATCATTTGTTATTGTTTCTCCTTTCGTTGTAAATTGCTTCTTTTAGTTTAGTTGTCGAATAGTCGTGGTTTCTTTCACAATAATATGTGGCTTTATTCAACTCGCCACCAGTATACTTGCTAATATTTTTATAATCGCTACCTAATATTCTAACATCATAAGGAATTTTGTTAAGCAATTCTAATAATTCTCTTTCAGTGTTGTATACTACAATCATATCAACATAGCGAATTGCTTCTAATATCTCTTTTCTATCTTCTAGGGACTGTACCGGCTTACACTTATGTGGTCTATCAATAGTTGGGTCTCCTTGCAGGGCAACAATGAGTTCCTCGCAAACGCTTTTTGCCTCTTTAAACATACGAATGTAGCCTGGATGCATCAGATCAAATGACCCGCAAATAATGCCTTTTTTATATTTATTGTTTTTTGGCATTAAAACAATTATGTATTGCCATTATTGGGTTAATTTTGACAGTCCAGCCAATATTTTTTAAATTCTCGATATTTGCTTTCGTGTGCTTGGGATCCCCCTTTCTTTCCGGTCCGTGCCAAAATTCAACATTGTTGTAACGCTGAACAATGTTTTTTATATCATTAACAGACAAAGCGGTACCGGAGCCAACGTCATAGACCTTGCCATTAAATTCTTTATTGTAATTCATACAAAACAAATTAATATCAACAATATCCTCAACATGAATAAAATCTCTACTTTGGGCGCCATCTCCATCTAAACGCAAAAGTTTTTTCTGTCTTATCATCTCCATCCAAGCGCTAATAATGGTAGAGTATGATCCGCCAAACTCTTGATCCTCCGAAAAGACATTAAAATATCTTAAACAAACAGTATCTAGATCATATAATTCTGAATATAATTTGCATTCCATTTCAGACATTAATTTGTGAAGACCATATGGGGATGTTGGCCCTTCGCCGTCGCCAGTCACGGCTGAAGAAGAAGAAAAAATAAACCTCTTCACTCCATGATTCTTTGACCATTCTAATAGTTTAGAGGTAGCCATAACATTGTGCCTAAGCGCATAGCTTGGGTGTTCTACGGAATATCCAACCCTTGGGAGAGCTGCAAGATGGAAAACATAATCAAACTGTTCGTTTGGTAAACAACAAAGAATATCTTCTCCTTCTTTTAAATCAACACCTTTTACTTCGTAATTAAGTTCAATTAATTTATTATATATTTTATTACCAATATATCCTTTGTGTCCTGTAACTAAACATTTCATCATTATTTATCCCCCTAAAATTTTATTACACGACAAAATTGTTGATGTTGTGGCATAACAGCTTGTGGATCAGCCTCTATAGATAAATTTGGAAAATTTGATTTATTAAACTGATTAAAAGAAAAATAATCATCGTGGCCGTGCCGTATCTTGCATCTCGCACTTTTATCCGCCATAATACTTTTGTTATTCCATTTAAAAAATCCACATGTACTCTTCTTTATTATTTTTTCCATATAGATAGAGCCCCACTCTTTACTAATTTCTGAAAAACAATAATTGCTAACCACTAGGTCTATTTTCTCAAACGTCCTATTTGATTCTTTAATATCTAAACATTCTACAAATTGAAGATTCGTAATTAAATCCCAATCAAGATTCGAATCAACTGTGGTTAAATATTTTTTTTGTAGTTCGGAAGCAGCATATAAATCTATCAAAGTATAAGAGTTTACTGTTATCCCGTAATGTTTGGCGACAATATGAAACAATAAACACTGACCACCATAACCTGCTCCAATCTCTACTACATTAATCTCATTTGTAATACCATGATTTATTAAATGATTAACCATAGCAAAAGCAGTCCACAAATATCCTAATGTTGTAGGAGAAAACAAATAATCCGATGAATTATTACTCTGTATCACTTCATGAAGCTGATTTTTAAAAAATGTTCGAGAAGTGTTGGTACATATATCATTTTTTCTAACTGCGTTCCAGTCTAACTTTTTTAATTCATCAAAGTATGCCGTTAAAAGTAATTCTATATAATTATAAGCTGCTTGGACTGATGTATGTTCTAATTCATATGTGTATTCTGGATTTACTTTAAAATTCTGGAAGATAGAATCATCTTCTATCGCTTTTTGACATACCGCTATATATCGATTATAGGAGGTATCTGATCCGGACAATATTTCTTTTTTACGTTTACTCATAAGTATTTCCCCATGTAATTTTTTCATTATTTCTCATTTTAAGGCTTCCAAATTTAAACTCATAAGGACGCCATTTTCCTTATCCATATGTGGTAAATAAGCCTGGCTATAATCATCTATGTTAGAGTGCGATGTTTCGCGCCAATCCCAGTTATAAACCTCTAAAAAACCTATCTTCAACAATGCGGAGGTTAGACTCTCTTTATTAAAAATCATATTATGGTAGTCATGTATTGTTCTTTGGCCTCCAGTCAAAAGCCCAAGCAATATTTCTATATTGGCATTTTCGTTATATACCTGCACAATACTATCAAAATCCGGCACTGATAATCTCAATCTCCCGCCTTTGCGCAACTTTCGAAACCAAACATGTAACACACCCATATACTCGGCGCGGCCAAAGTGCTCTAAAATATGACTAGCATAAATCAAATCACACGATGCATCTTTAATTGTTTTAAGAGTCTTTGCATTATCGACAACATCAATCGATGCGTTGTTAAATATATCTATATCTAGATTTGTCCATCCTGGTATATAACATTTTCCACACCCCAAATGAAGTTTCGTATCGGTCGGGTGCATATATTCCTCAATGTTGTTCATTAATCATTGTCCTCATAGATCTTATGTTCAAAAAATATAGTGCCTTTATCCCCCACAGAATTAAGGCCCGGGTCGGACCATATCTCTTTAAAAAATGAATACATCATGTGTGTTCCAATATCATTGTATGCCCCGTAGTTTATTCCTTTATTAGGGTAAAAATCTTTAAAAAGCAAAACAGCATTGTCATAATTCTTCTGGCCAAGAAATATAGACTTATCATCTTCTGATATCATTGATATGCAGTCGCCCATATCCGATCTTCGAAGGGTACCAGTCGAAGAACTTAATGGCGCGCCCCATGCCTGAGAGTATCGACATATGGCAGACTTGTGGTTCGAATTTACAAATTTTTCCACGTCTCCCTTTCTAATATTAATCAGATCTCCACAAACTAATATGCAGTCACCAGGAATTGATAATGCTGACTTAAAAGTACTGTAAATAGTTTCATTATCTGGAGTAAGAATAATAATATGTTTATGAAAAACACCAACATGTTTTATTAGGTCATGATTACTCTTATTGATGACTATCGACAACGAGACATCATTACATGCACATTTTTCTATCACACGATCAATTAGAATTTTTCCACCAAATACTTCTAGATGCCTATTTCTGGAATGCTTTGGTGGACCCGCTGCAAGGATCACTATATTTTTCATTATTCTTTTCCTTTTTTTATAAATTCACTTTGGGGGCTCCGACTGAATGTGTAATTAAACTCAACTCTTTTTGTGTTTTTTCATCAAAGCCCGGGCCGTTGCAACCCTTTAAAGATCCAAAATGAAGTAATTTGCCTTTGTTCACTCCGTCTTTGAAATATATGACACCATCCGTAATTGTGCCTAAAAACTTATTATCCTTTTTAAAGATACCGTCATTAACTTTATGATCCCTTAATGTTCTAGATGAATTTATCTCAAAACTCCATGGATCAGAATCTATAATATGTGCCAATTTTCTAAGCACACTCTTTTTCCATAAGCTAGCTCTAAGCGAAGCTCTATAATTGTACGCAGGTAAAAACTCTATTAATTCATATCCATCGTATTCAGATACTATTTGAGCGGGCATAGACTTAAAACGCCAGTGTTCCTTGGCACAAAGATCAATTTTCGAAATATTTGAATCCTCATTAATTAGGTTTATATGGGAGTTTAATATATTAAAGTTAATAGGTTTGGTAAAAAATTCATTTTCAACCATATGAATCAAATAATCTGAATCAACATTATCTAAAGTTCTCTTTAAATCATCACACCAATAATTCTTCCCCCTATCTTTTCCGAGGGATCGAAAAACAAAGTTTGGAGGAAGTTCATGATTAGGTTTAGAATAGCCATAAATTTCCACCTTTTTTTGAGGGCCCCAATACTTGTTAAATAAATGTGTAAAATATTTTAGACAATAAAGATATTTATCGCATGTTGTTATAATAACAGGGATATTTTCTACACTAAGCACTTTATAAATTCCTTGTCTCGTTGTTACTAATTAAAGATTTTATTAATTCAACGTCAATGACATCTTTTTCTTCGTTTCTGTTATTTTTCATAGCCAGTATAACATCTAAAGATGCAAACTTTAATCCTTGATAATAAAAATGATTTCGCGGATTGAAGATAATATCATCCTTCTTGTGGGTATAATATTTCATTTCCTCATTGTGGCATGAAACATCTAATAAACCCGTATTAATAAAATCCTCATGATAAAGAAAGTCTAGATCTCTGCAATCCCTTAAACCATATGCTGATAAAACAGCGCTGCTATCAACACACACGTTTTCTGGATCAACACCAGAACTTGAAATCCATCTAATTAAAATTTCGACAAATCTCTGAAAATTTGGCATTAAGTTTGGTTTGCAGTTGTTTAAAAAATGTATGCTGTTATCATTAAACACATGGCCGGCCGTCTTTAAAGTTTCTGAATATGTATCATTTATGTGCACAGAGTGGTTTCCTATACCATATAAGTCTCTTATCTCTTCTTTTAGGGCCCTACAATCATCAACATTCTCCGTCTCTATCAAGAATACACGAATGGGTGAAGGGTTTGTAAAACAGCAAGAAACTTTTGATCTTGCACCAGCAAAATTATTATGCCAATTACCCATCCATGGATTCCCACGTGACGCGTCCTCATCATATAAAAACCGAATAAAATTAAAAGCCCCCTGATTTGTTAGTTTAAAAGATTTTTCATAAATGAGGCCGGCCTTCTTAGAGAGAATCCCTCGAACAATATCATCCTGACCTTTTGCAGCTGGAAATAATGTAACAACAAAAGTATTCTTTTTAAGACGGCAATATTCAAGCGCCGCAAGATCAGAATGTTCTTTCGAAAGGCCACCGGGAACATGTGTATTCCTATTGGCAAGATAGTAATAACTACATAATTGACCTTCTATCTCAGGAGAATGTTTACAATATACAGACTTGTTAAAAAATATGCTAGCGGCTATTCTGTGCGCCCCATTAAGTGGTGACTGGCTTTTTGTATGAAATGGAATATAAGACGTCTTTTTGTCAAACCCCTTTTCTTTGATAGATTCAAGAATTTTATGAAATTCAGATTTATAATTATCTATTCCTGCCTTCGCAGGTTTCAATTCATTAAGGCCGTTCCATACTTTAAGATGGTGTCCATATATTTCATCAACCCATTTTTCATTAATGCCCTTATACAAAAGTTTAGCATAAATATATTTAAATAAAATATCAAACCTCAAGGGCGTCAAGAGTTTTAAAGCATCGCACCAAAATTCAGTTTGTTTTGATTTTTCAATTTGCTCATAAGATGTTTTATTTCTTATTTGCTTATCCAGTGCTAGTTGTAGCGAATGGTCGACCTTGTGATCGTTGATAGGGTTAGACTCATTATAGACGTATAAAACATCTGGTATAAATCTCGCCTTTTCTCTTGCCATCTCCAGCATAGGAAACATAAATGCCAAATCCCAAGCCATTCGATAATAACTATTATCTGGGGCCCTTAGATCTTCATCTTGAATTTTGTTCCACAATCGATATTTAAATGTACGTAAGTGGGAAGCCCTCCACTGAGGATCTTGCCGATAAGAGCCCTCCTGAATCACTTTATCTGGATAGACTGATATATTCCAAGGCTTTATACCATGTGGATATTTAATATAATTCCCATACGTCATCAAACAATCTTGCTCTTCGTATTCTTGTTTCACCCGAGCCAAAGTTGTTTCACTGGCTAGCCAATCATCGCCATCGATAGTGACAATAATATCATCGTCACTTGGGTTGATTTTTTTTATTCCCTCGACAATATTTTTAAGTGCATAACTTTTTTCTTTTCTCTCCCACAATTCAAATCGTGAATCTCCCTCAATCTTTTGTTTGACTATCTGTACAGTATTGTCAGTTGATATATCATCGATTAAAAGACATTTAAATGATTCTGTTTGCTGCTTGAGACTTTTTATACCAGTAGATATCCATTTTTCGACATTATACATTGGTATAATAATTTTAAAATGATTCATCAGGCATATTCCAAAAATTCACCACACGGATCTGGGAAAAAAGTCATTCCTGTTTGCTGTCTGATAGTATCTTTCAACAAAGTCTGATTTCCCCACTCTGTGTAGGAGTCATCATTGTGCCACACAACTGCTTCTGAATTAAAATCCAACTGGTATCCACTCATTATTAAATCCATGCTATATTGTAGATCTTCTGGAATACCGTCTCCTGTCCTATCAGAATAAACTAGCCGTTCTTCATTCCATTTTACTTTTTCGAACACCTCTCTTCTTATAATAAAAAAGCCAGATGTCTGAAGAAGATTTCTGTTATAAGATGGATAAGAGTAATCAACGAGAACTCTTGGATTTATTGTGCCTCTGTCCCAGTGTCTTGTACCATCTGGATTGAAAATCTTATTTCCTAACACATTCCAACCATTTTTTTCCGAATATTCTAAAGTTTTTTCCAACCAGCCAGAAGACAAGATCATATCATCATCGCACCAAACAATTGTATCAAACTTAGAATTTGCAGCTGCGGTATTTCGTAAAACAGCTACTTTTCTAGAATGAGCTTCTTCTTTTTTATCAACAACCTTAACGTTATCAAAACTTTCAAAATTATCAACATCACCGCATAAAATTATTTCATGTGGAAAGTTTTTCATTTCATCTTGAATAGAACTAATTGTTAAGCTTGTTTTCTCTGGTCTTTTTCCATTTGTTGGAATACAAAAACTAATTCCTTTTACTGAATTTGGCTTTAAATTGCTCTTGCCAACTATGCAATTAACATATTTTTCATTTTGTTTTTCTTCGGTAAATTCTTCACTGACCCACTTTTGAAGCTCTTTTGCTCTTTTGTTGAACCGACCATAGTCACTAAAGATATCTTCTAGCGCCATTTTTAAAGAACCATCCTCAGGAACTGCCCATTTAGAATCTGCTTGTATGACACCATCCCAAACAGATGATTTATCAACTGGTTGCAACGTGTAACCTACTCTAGAAAACATAGGCTTGTTTTTAACATTGCCTTTTTTATCTGTTTTCGGCATATAGAGAAAATCTAAATGGCCGCTCCAATCGGGCGCGATAACTGGTAAGCCATAATACACGGATTCGAATATCGGTAAACCAAAACCCTCTCCATGTGTTGTTGTAACATATGCTTTAATTTTTGGATGAGTATAGAGGCCGGCCATTTCCTCATCTGTTAGCCCGCCATGTAAAACATAGATTTTGCACTTCCTCTCAGGAAAGTTATTTAAAAACATCTTAATATTGTGTAGTGTATGAGTACGGTCGACCAGAGAATTTTTAGCTATATTTAATTTGAGAACCAATCCAACATTTTCTTCGTCTTTGAATTGTTCAATAAAACATTTTATTAATTGCTGAATATTCTTTCTAGGGCTCCACTGTGCAACACTCAAAAAATTAAAATCGGTTGTCAAGTCGAAATCTAGCTTGACAGGATCAAATTTTCGTACAGGGTAGTGCACTACATCTATAGGCACCTCACATTTGGCTTCAAAAGCTTGGCCGGTCTGCGGGTGCTGCGCTTGGTATTTTGTGTTTGCATATGACCATTTAGAATGTTCAGAAATAGTTATTATTTTGTCCATTAAAAATGATTTTTCAATCCACAGGGGCGCCACTTTTGTTGTTTCAATGCCTGCCGTTATACCAATGTTAACAGGAGCTAATTTCTCCCACTCGTTAGGTATGGTAACCTGTAAAGACATATCAAATTGGCCTTGCTGACCAATATAATTTAAAGTTTTCTGGAGAGTCTCATCAATCCATTTTCTCTCTTCTGTTTCTTCCCATTGCCAGCTACATTGACCCCAGTTAACAGCCTGCAAGTAAATATCAAATATATCTTCTCTAGTTCTTAGTGCACGTAAGACAGTGCGCGTATGGTGGCCATAACCAGATTGAGTTAATAGTGGGCCTCTTAAAAGTACTTTCTTACGCATCTCTAAACCTCTGTAAAATCCCAATTCTTGTAATGTTTCCTAGTTTCCCAGGATCCATATTTTTCATGTACATTTTGTAAAATCCTATCCCACTCTTCATGGTAAGTTTTAAAATTATAATTCTTTACAACATGGTCGCGACCCTTCAAGCCCAACTCACGACGTTGAGAACGACTCAATTCATATATTTTCAGCAAAGCATTAACAAAATCGTCTTTCCCAATTCGATCTTCATAAATATATGGGATTTCTTGTGATCCTATAACAGCTTTGGAGTTCGGCTCGATTCCAACACCGAACCATTCTTCACCATTTGTTACCTGTTCTTGAAGGCCGCCGGTCATATTAACAATAATAGGAGTACCGCAAGAAAGAGATTCTAATGTAGCTAAACCGAAGCCTTCGGCATCTGAGATATTAACCGTAACATCAGTCATATTATACATGGCCGCCAAATGTTCGAATCCAACTTTTTGAGTTGAAAACTTCACTTCGCCATTGGTGAGGCCCAAATTTTCTATTATACTAGCTAAATTTGGCCCATTGGGATCGTTTGGATCCGTATGCATAACAAGTGTCGCTTTGTCCTTACCAACTTTCTCTAGAAAATCATTAAACCAATAAATCAAAGTACCTGGCTGTTTGCGTCGAGCATTGCGATTATTCCAGAAAACAATAAATTTATCATCATCTATTTTCAAATGCTCTGATCGAAGTTTTAATACCTCTTCTTCTTCCAGTGGTTTAAAAATTTCAGAATTCACTGCATGTGGCAAATAAAAGCTTTCTACGTCCGGGGCCACATTCTTTACTATGTCGTGTGTTAATTTTGAAATGCAAGCAATTACATCTGTTGAGTTATACCATTTGCTATTAAAATTTGGATATGGATAATTATCCCATACATGGTAATAAACCATGGGGATTAGTGAACGAACCTCATCTTCAATTTCCCATAGCCATGGGAAAAATCTTGGGTCCGTCATAAACCAAAGTATATCTGGGCGTTCTGTCCTCAGAATAGACCTCACAGCCTCTTGCGAGCCGTATCCCTTCACTGGATAAACGACTAAATCATCGCCGTATTTATCATATTTTTGAGGATTATAATTTTCGTGTTTAAGGGCGCCCCCAAAACACCTAAACGAGTATCTACCAGTTTCTAATAGATTCTCAACCATATTTCTAGTTTGGATGCCAACACCCGATGGAGAAAAAGGATGATCGGCTATCACAAAAACTTTAATCTTTTCCATATATTACCTACAATATTCTGTTTTATAAAATTCGCACCCATAACCCTGTGTACAGGACAAACGGTTTTTTATGCGGTTCTCATGTTTAATATTATAAATCGCTTTTCTTAATAAGTTAATAGCATTTTCAGTTTTTTTCTTTCCACTGGTTACGCGAAATATTTCCACCTTGTTTTTCTTTGCTGTTCTCTTCAAAAGGGCAAAATGGGTTTCGATATTAGAAAGCTCAATATTGTGCTTCTTCGCAAAGTAATATTTATACAAAGTTAGCTGATAAGTTGTCATTCGGTCTGACCTTCTTTTTGAATCCCAGCCCCACGAACAAGTCTTCCAATCAATAATATGATACTTACCATCTTTAGTCTTCAAGACTAGATCGATATATCCTTTGAATTTGAACTCAGGATCCTCTGTATCTACATACAGAGCTTCTTCTGCCGATATGACTTCATAATCTACAAAATATTCTTTAACTGCTGGAAGGATATAATCAGTTAAGGAGGCCCCTTGCTTTCTCATATCACTAATGAGGGTTTGTTTAAGCTCTATGTCTTCTTCTTTTAATTTCTTTAGTTCATCTAAAAATTGAAGATCAAAATATGTACCTAAATTAGGTATCACAGTTTCGGAAAGAATCATCTTCTCACAAGCATCATGAATTGCTTTTCCAAAAGCAGTATATTCGTTGCCAACGAATTCTTTTATTTTATCAACATATATAAGTTTATGTTTGAAAGGGCAGTCATTCCAGTTTTTTAATTCTGAAAAGGAAATATGATTCACTTTTCCTCCGGAGGATTTTCTATTGCCTCTACCAATTTCACTGGTTCGGCAGTTTTTACTTTTTTGGTGCTCTTGTGGCGCGTGGGGGGCGACTTTTTAGACGTCTTCGTCTTTGGGCGCGATGGTGCCACAAGCTTAAATTCCCAAGCAGCTGAAAGTTTGCTGTCAGGAGAATTGTTAACTGTTACAAAGGGATCGATGCATTCACCTAATTTGTATCCCTTTGGAAGTTTTAAATTGTCATCTAGGATTTTTTTCATTTTATGATAATTAATTTTTTTGTTTGGTGTCGCAACGCGTCGCCTTGGCGCAAGCGCTATAGTAATAGTAAGCATATTTTTAGCTTTGTCAATATTAATATCAAAATTCATTTTAATTGGTCTCCATTTCCTCTTCATTTATTGAATTAATTTTTTTATACAAAAAAGGAGAGATATCTTTTACATCCTGTCTGTTGCCTAAATAGTATTCCTCAAAAGCAGTGGCAAAATACTCTCTTAAAGAAACAACAGAATACCCTCTCAAGAAAAGTCCATTGGTTAAATTATTCAATTTTTCATTACCAACTTCATTATACATAAAAGCATCAAATTCCTTATCATAATTAGAATTTAAAAAATTTAATTTGCTTATACTGTATTCTTCATAATTTAATAGAAATTCTAGTTTGTTTCGCTTCCCTAGAAACTCTTTTTTTACCAAATTATCATTATATATAAAATATTTATGTTTTTCCTCAACCGCATGAGCAACTTCATGTATTATATCGTCAATCATGTCCTCATTGTTATCTTGTTCATTAGAAACATAAATAGCTTGATCCATGTATAGTGCATTAATCGATCGATTTTCTAAAAAATCGAAATTACCAACATACACAATATCAATTAAATTTATCATGTTATCTGGCAAAATAGAGCTAATATGCCCAAAAACAGCCCCAAGATTGATCTTATCCGCTACATTATCCTTTATAAAGACGTCTAAATTGCCAAATTTTTGCTGTTTTAGGCTATTATTCCTATTCTTCACATAATTTACAACTTTTTTTTCGTTTATCATCTTTTTCCTTTGCATACCCTTGGCCAATCTCAACATCGTCCAAAGCTTGCTGATATCCTCGAACCCAGTTTTCTTCAGCAACTGCTAGAAGAAATTCAGGAAATTCTGCGGCTAATGTTTCAATAATCATCTCTACTGTAACATTTTGGTCTTCCGGGCTCGAACTTTCTCCAACATATTCAACCAGCATGTTCTTTAGATCGTTATTTGGTTCAACTGTCTCAGATAATGTTGGATTTTTAGCATATTCTTTTGAATTAATTATTTCCATTATAATACTTTCGAAGCTAAAGTGGCTACTTTAGATCGTTCTCCCTTTATTAGTGTTATGTGGCCTGACAAATCATAAGATTTTAGTTTTTCTGCAGCATATGATAGGCCGTTGGACGTAGAATCTAGATAAACGCTATCAATCTGTTCTATATCCCCAGTCAAAACTATTTTAGTATTCTCGCCCACTCTTGTAATTATAGTCTTAAGTTCGTGAATTGTTAAATTTTGTGCTTCATCAACGATGATAAAAGCATTTGAGATAGAACGACCACGAATATAAGTCAGGGCTTCTGTTTGGATAACTCCTTTATCAAAATAAATGTTCATTGACTCTTTTTTGCCATTTAAGAGAAAATCTAAATTATCTTGAATCGGCATGAGCCATGGCTTCATCTTCTCTTCCATGGTTCCAGGCAAATATCCTATATCCTTTCCCAGGGGCTGTACGGGGCGAGATACAATTAACTTTTTGTACTCTTCTTTTTCCAGCACCTGTTCTAATCCTGCTGCTATAGCCAATAAAGTTTTTCCGCAGCCGGCTTTGCCAACTAATGTGACTATCGGCACTGCTGGGTCTAAAAGAAGATCCAATGCGAACATTTGTTCTTTATTTCTTGGTTTTAAACTCCATATACCCTGCTTATACTCATTAACCTTAAATAATTTTTGATTATAATTTTTAAATCTAGCTAGTGCAGTTTTTTTCTCGTTTGCGCTGGATACAAGCATGACAAATTGATTAGAAAATAATTTAATCTCTTCTTTTTCTAGAAATATCTCCTCATCATTATAAAACTGATCAATTCTTTGATCATCGACAAGGTGAGTAGTAAAGCCAATATATAACTCATTTGTATTGGAAATTATGCGATCCGGTACATAATCCTCAGTGGGGATCCCCAAAGAATCACATTTAACTCGCATATTAATATCACGTGTTACGACAACAACTTTTCTTTTAGGATCTTTTTTATGTTCAGTAATGGCTGTTGTAATAATTTCGTTATCTGCGCTTTGTATATCACAACCACGTGGTAGATCTTCAACATCATATCCTCTAACAGATAATATGCCCTTTCCTTTCCCGAGTCTCACACCTTTGTGTAGATTGCCTTTTGCCCTTAAGCTGTCTAGTATACGGATGATAGAACGTGCATTTAACCCAACACCATCTTGCCTCTTTTTGTGTTTGTCGATTTCATCAAGAACTTTTAACGGTATTATAATATCGTTATTCTTGAACTCAAAAATTGATTTAGCGTTTGTTAAAAAAACGTTAGTATCAAGGATATATTTTTTTTTCATAAAGTACTCTGTAGTCTCGCCACTAGTTATGATATAATGAAAAACTTTTATTTATCTCTTATTTTCCTATCTTTTCTGATAATAAATAGTTGTGCGATACAAACCAACACCCTAAAGAGTTTGGCGACTGCTAAAAAATCTTTTGTTAAAATAGAAACGCTAGTTAAATTTAAGGTCTGTGAAATAGAAGAAGATATTAATTCTTGTAATCCATATATGATGTTCTCTTCGGGTTCTGGTATGGTTATTCGTTACGGGAACAACAAGACTATTTTAACTGCCGCTCATGTGTGTAAATCTGACCAATTTACAGGAATGATGGGTCCGTTCGAAGGGAGCGAAATTATTTTACGGGCCATTGACCGAGAAAATAAAAAATTCTATGTTAATGTTATTAAATATGATGTAGATTTGGATATATGTTTATTGGACGCGGAGCAATTGCCAGTTAGCGCGATCCGAATATCTTCAGTTAGGCCTGTATACGGAGATCGAGTTTATAATATAGCCGCTCCTGCAGGTATAGTAGATGGAGAAATGGTGCCTTTATACGAGGGATTCTTTTTTGGTGAAAGCCAAAATCGAGCATTTTATAGCATCCCAGTTACCGGTGGGTCATCTGGTTCTCCTATCTTAAATATTAAAGGAGAATTAGTTGGGATGATTCACTCTGTACATTATCGCTTCCACCACATCTCTTTATCGGCAACTTATAAAGATCTTTGGAATTTTTTATCTTTGCCACATAGTCGTACATCAAAATCCCAGAACAAGTGCCTACGTTCAGACTCCGAACAGAGCCTGCTTGAGGAATTTCGACCACCTGGTCCGCCAATTCTAAAACGTCATTAGTCAGACCGACTCCTTCTTCTCCGAAGATCATCATTGGTGGCTTTTCTAATAAGGACCAATCAAATTCATTAAGTTTTTGTGTATTTGGAAGATTATTGTCAATTGCAACAAAAACATATTTATTTTTTAGCTCGCTAAGCTCTTCATATGTGTTAAGGTGTTGCAAGTTAATATAATGATGTGAACCAACTGCTCCTCGGCGGTCCCATCTTTTCTTGCCTAAATAAAACACTTCTTTGGCATTGAATGCATTCGCATTGCGAATCATTGTAGAAATATTAAAATCACCTTGCCAGTGTTCCATACAAACTGAAAAAGGATTTGCATTTTTTTGCAAATCCTTTTTTATATCTTCAACTGACCAATCTTTATATTTATCAATTACATTGCGAGTCCACAAGCTCCAGCGCTCAGACATTATCATCTCCAATAATAATTACATCAAAATTTTCTTGATTATCAAAAATTTCCTGTTGTTTGTTCTGAATAGCCAGAATGGCATCTTCAAGCTTGAGGTACTGCCCACAACTAATATTTGGATAAGATACGGCATTATAATTCATCATCAACCTGTCAGACACCGACATCTTAAGAGTTTTATCTTCTCGGTACTTCTTCCAATCGACGTCGTGCTTCTCTTTTATTTCAGTATGTATAAAGCCTAAACAATTACCATTTCTCCAAACATATCTCTTCGAAGGTATAAATGTATCTTTTACTATTCTATAATTCATAATTTATTTTACCAGTAGTTAAGACCCAAAATACCTTCTTCAGAAGAATAAAGACGATCCGAATTAAAACACTCTCCCAAATTAATCTTGTTGTCAGAAAAATGTACTTCTTCTAAAATATATGCGATGCCACTATAATTTGATAATTTTTCATTCATATTACCATGAAGTCGTTTCATAATAAAAATTTGCATTTCCTCGCCACTGGCGAATTCATGAAGTTCACCTCCACTATAAACTGCAAAATGATTTAGTTTTTCCAAAACATCAACCTTATTAAGCACAAGATGGCTAACACCATTAATATTAATAGACTTAATTAGTCTATCAAGGTCCAGCCAATTACATTGTCTAGGACGACCAGTTGTTGCGCCGTATTCTTCACCAATTTCTCTAACTTCATTAAAAATTTTATTATTTGGTTCAAAAGTCTTCGTGCCCACATACGTATCGTAAACTTTTCCAACGCCCCAAACATTCCTGATCGCACGTGGCGATATGCTGTTAAGGAGCGCGCTGGCAGAAATGCAGTGGCTGGAAGTAACATATGGATAGTCACCCCAGTCAATATCCAGCTCAAACCCTTGAGCGCCCTCACACAAAATTTTAACATCATTTTCATTATTAAAAAATTCCTCATAAAGATCAATTAAAAATGGTTCTAATTCCAAAGCATCCTTTGCTTGCAAGCCGGTACGATTATATTTATTACGATAAGCTGGCCCATTGCCTTTTTTGGTTGTACCAAGTTTTTCATCTTTGCCATCTTCACTCAGATGATCACTGGTAATAATGTGACAATTTTTAGCTATTTTAACCAATGATGTATCGATATCAGCTTTTCTTAGTTCTTCCAATTCTTCAAAGAAATGCTGAATATTCAATACACACCCGCTTCCAATAATACTTTTAACCCCATAAAAAACACCAGCTGGAATATAATGTGTTACAAATTTACGACCATTATGATAAATGGTATGACCAGCATTTCCGCCTCCGTTGAACCTTAATACATGCGTGTAGTCGCCTTCCGAACACAAATGATGTGTTACCTTCCCCTTTGCTTCATCTCCATGTTGCAAGCCTACAACAATATCCGCAATCATCTCTACTCCTTAATTAAATTTTTCCTGCACCAATGCAGAGTTTTAGTTTGTACATTTCCAGTACGTAGATTTTTGACCCTAGCTGACTCATTCTCTTCGCTAATATTGATCAGAATTACTTTCTCCGAAGGTCTAGACCTCTTGGTATAGGTCTCATCTAAGAATAATTTTATGTGCCTATATTTAGCATACTCTTGTAAATAAATTTCTTTTGATGAAGACATATAATTTCCTTGTACCTGGTGGGACAGGTGGGGATCGAACCCACATGTAACCATTTACTCTTTCTACGCTTTATAAGAGCGAGGAGATACTATCCCATACAAAATTATTGTAAGGACGTGTAAGTCCTGAGTAAAGTCAGTCTAAAAGCAATTTTAGTTGCTTCTTTGTTTCGTTAACTAGATTACCCTCTTCTTTAAGCTCTTCGTATTGAAGACGAGCTAAATGAGGATATTTTTCAAACAGTTGCGGTAGGGTCAAACATTCTTCTGTTTGAAGTTTTCTTATTTCGTTTGCGATTTTTCCCACGCTTCTTTTCCTTCTTTTCTTCGAAATCTGGATGTAACCTAGTTTTAACTACGAAGCGGCCCTGAGACAGGGCCCTTACTTTAACTTGCATACCTTTATGCTTCTCATCTGCAGACCAAATTTCAATTAATCTATTTCTTTTTAGATCTGCTTCGTTGAAGCTGAGATGATATGATTCATTCTTCCAAAGTTTGCCAGTATTAGTATCAGACATTATTTAATACTTCTAACAGTCTTAAGTACTTGCTTAAGATCCTCCGCAACAGCTACCTTGAAAGTAGCTAAATTATTAGTAAGTACAAAGACTTCATCAACTAATTTATTGATTCTACTTTGAATTTGTTCAATCTTTTCAGAATTTTCCTTTACAGACATTGTTTGTTTCCTTATAATAGTAAGCAGGACTTGCTTTCAATAACTATTATATATACAATAAGTGTAATAGTTAAATAATTTAAATTTATTTTTTAGATTCTTTAAGAATCTTTAATTTAATTGGTTTTTTAGATTCAGACTTAATATTAGTCTTTTTCTTTTGTTCTTTGATAATTTTTAATTTAATTGGTTTTTTAGATTCTTCAAACCGTCGGCCACCGCCACCGCCACCGCTAGCGCCTGGCGGGCCTAGAGTACGTAGGGCCTCTCGCGTACCTGCGTGTGGTGATGAACTGCTTTCTGTTTCAGCTCCGGAACAATCCGGATTTCTAGATTTGCTTACATACCAAGAAAGTTCTCCCATTTCTTTAAGCCAATCACATGCACGCTCACCTGGGATTTTACGTACCTTCTTCCAAATTGGAATTTTAGTTCTAATACCGTCTTGTACACCTTCTTTCCAGCCGGTTATATCATAACCAAATGATTTTCCTAATTCGTCTTGTCTTGGGTCCATGGGGTCCCAATCCTTAAAGGATTCCATCGTACAAAAATATGGCATGCACTTCTTTTTAAGTACTTCTTTGTGTTCAGCACTTCCTTCTCGATAGCCTCCACCATGTTCATCACTCCAATCTACTGCAGAGTCTAAATCATCTGAATCGATTTCTTTATGTCGGCGAGTTGGGTCATTCTGTCCTTTGCCCCAGCCATTATTCCAAAGTGCATATTTGAAATGTAATTTTTTAAATTCTTTCTTGAAGTATGCAGCTGTAGTATGATCCATATAATCAACAACACTCATTATAGAGGACACTCCAATTCCGGCTGTCATAACAGTTTTTACTTCTTTTAAAAATTCTGGATGAGCTTCTCGTTCAACCATAGCTTTAAGATCCACTAGGGAAGTAGGCATTTCAATATTGTTTTGATCAAAGATCATCGCCACATTGTCTCCAAAAAGTAGCTGAAGAACCCAATATATAATTTTTTGTAATAACTCAATTGGAAGTTTAGCCATGGCCATCCAGAAGTCGTCGTCGTCGTCAAACGCGGCCGCACCTGCCCACAATATTGTAATTATAACAGCTAAAAATGCCATTAATTTTACACCAAATTTTGTTACCTTTACACCCGAATCAGCTAGCCAAATAAATCTAGCTAGGAGTTTTTGTAGTGGTTTTCCACTATCTAATTTCAGTAAATGTTCTAAAAATTCAAGCGCCTTTCTTCTAGCAACCTTGTCTGACTCACCACTCTTAATAAGATCATCAAAAAACTGATCATATTTCTTTTTTTGTTTAGGCGACATACCCTCTTCGGCCGCAACTTGACGCTTTATGGCCGCCCGGCGAAAGGCTTTTTTCTCATCTAAATATTGTTGATATCTAGCCCGCTCACCGCCGGCCTCTAAATTTGCATTTCTTTTTTCTTTATTGCGTCTTTCCCGTGCTTTTTTCTCTTCCTTGGATTCTCCTTCTTTTCGTGACTCCGGAGCCTCATAATCAGGTGGGGTCCCCGATGGGCCCCCCGCTCCGCCTGGCCCTCCTGGATAAGATGGGGTTAATTCTGGCGTAACTCTTCCTCTGAATCTACGCCAATCTCTAAATTTTTGCATTAACGTTTTACTTTCCAAAGACCCAGGCTCTGGGAGGCGAATTACTCGTCGTTGTCGATTATTTATGTTCCACATGGGGTTGTCCCGAAAATATTCGGGAGCAGTATTCCAGAAACGATCTATATCAAATGAATTTATTCGCATATGTGATTCAGGAATTCGAATTATGCCTTTTGTATCATGATGACCAATAGCCCAATTACCAGTTTTTTGATTGTAAAATAATCTATCACCGGCATTATGATCAAACATCCCAGTATTTGCAAATGCATTATTAAACATATGATTTTGTTCTGGTGTTGCTGATACCCAATTAGATTTAAATCGACGTCCCGTTCCCCGCGTCCGCGTAGCGCCGGCCGGCCGCCTTCGCGTGCGCACTATTTCACCAGAATTATCATCCCAACTAGACAAAATTCTGATCCAGTGCTCATCTTCCATGCCGAAAAATATTTTTTCGTAATCAGCTGCTGATGGTGTCCATTTTGGTAATTTGGCTTCTTTTAATAATTCAAATTCACGCCAATTTTCAAATAATTTTTTCATAAATAAATTCTCACATTATAAATAGTTATTATATTTTATAATAGCCTAACCTAGACTTAAACTAAATCAGGTCATGTTTCTTCAATTGGTTGAGCCAGCGGTCCATTTCCCGACCAAGCAGATTCATCTACTTCTTCTTTGGACACCTCATAAGTCAAACATTCACATATCCACTTACCTTCACTTGTTTGCGCAAAATCTAAATTAATTTTTTCAGCAACACATTGATAATTTTTATTAAAAATACAATCATGACATTCGCAGTGACATTCTACTTTTGGTATACTTTCTCTCTCTATACCAGGTCTAATAGGTACAATATTATCTTCTTTTAAGAATTTATTCCAATTTTCAAATAAATTTTTCATTTTATGACCTCAGCAAAATTTTAATTTTGTAAGTAGATTGCTTATTTTCTCTTAGTAAATCTTCTAGTTTTTCACAATCAATAACATCACATATATCTAATTCAAACATATCAAAAGTAACTGTTCTAGAAATTTCTTTTATTTTTTTTCTTATTCTTTCTACTACTTCTTTAAGCACTAGTTTTATTGCAGCTTCTTCGTCTCCCATAGCAACTAATACAATACATCTCATATATAGTGCACGATTTTCTTTCCAATTTTCTGGTAATAATTGTTTATATAGCCAATCAATAAGTATTTTTTCTTGTTTTTCGGTAAGTTGTAATTTTTCAATCCATTTTATTTTTAAATTTAAATTTTTTCCAGCCCAGAAGCCTATTAACCATTTGGCAAATTGTTTAAATATTTTTTCATGATAATGTTCTGGAAAGTCCATTACCATATCAAAACAAGGGCTTTCATACCAATTTTCGGCAGCACAATATTGATCAAAGAATTGTTTTATATAAATTAACACATGCTCTTTATACCCAGGAGCAAAAACATATATTCCGTCCTTTGTTATTTTAACTGCAGTTAATTCTGTAGGGTATGGTACTTTTCCTGTTGGTTCTGGTTTTACATATGTTGGATCTTCCGGCCCGGATTCTGGATCTGATATTAATTCTTCTAACGCTTTTATAATATTTTTATTGTGAACTTCCATGGTGGCACCGGTTAAATACCCATGAATTTCACTAAATAAATCTATGTCCTCCTCTTCTCTTCCCTGACCTTTTCTATTATGAGTTTTACTAATTCTAAATAATGTATTAATTTCTTCGCTTTCAATTCCTCTTGCCATAATTCCACTTGTTGAAAAATCAAGCACATATGTATTTTTACCACCTTTCGGATGTGGAGCATGGCCCCCCGCACGATAATATGCCGTAAAACTTAATTTTTCTCCAGCTTTTATATATCCTTTTATTTCTTGTAAATTTCCATCTGATGTGGCATCATCAGGTATCCATATAGAATTTTCATTTCCCATATAAGATCCAACTAAAGCATAATATTTGTTTTCTAAAGTTTCGAACGAGGGCAAGCTAATTAATAATTCTTCTTCTGGTGTCAATGCACCATCTTCTTGCGGATTTTTAATTTTATCATTAATAAGATCAAAAGTATTAAGTACGGCACTAGGTACTTCTTTTGCAAATTGTTTTGCTTCTTCACCTTGGTATACTATTTTTCCGGTTGATGTATGCAAAACATATACATTTTCAAACATATCAATTTCTTTTGAAGCATCGCGATATATTGCCATGGCTTGTGGACGATCAAATTCATGCATGTGTTTTATTACATGACTTCTGCCAGCATGAGTCTTCCCACGCTTTGCGTATACTTCATCTGGACTAAAAACAATAACATATTTACCCCAAGTCTTATTTGATTCTCTTCCTGATTTAGGAAGAGGTTTTATTTTATCAGTACCTGGCCTATCCTCATCGCTGGTATGAAAGAACATGTTGTCTCTTTCATCGCCCGCAAGATCTTGTTGAAGATCCTCATGCAATATTTCTTTTTGATATTTTCGCCAATTTTCAAATAGTTTCTTCATATTATTAAATAGTTGGTGGAGATAATAGATTAATCTAAAATACGAATAGCAATACTATCTATATTTATTGATCCTGTGGCTAATATTTCTTTTTCATTTTTTAGAAATCTGCGTAGCCAAGAGCCCATCTCTTTATCAATTTCAGTAGATGACCTTGTGGCGCCCTGGAGAGTGCTTTCAATATCTATGAGATTATCCACTTTTTTTCCGTCTACAATATACATTACTTGTATACGTGATGAGCTAGTTTGTTTATAAAGTGGGTTTGCAGCAAATGTCTCGGCTATATCAATTTTTTTTGAAAAAGACATTGCTCCAATTTTGTTTTTAGGTTTTAATACTAAATTTTCAATAGGTAATTCAATAAAATCATCGGCAGTTCGGCCAAACCAACCTTTATGCATAGGATCTTTTTTTGCCCTATTCAGCCAAAATAAAATATCGTTCTTTATTCCGCTTGGTAAATCTAAACGCTGAGCTAGTTCTTCAAGAGTGTTGAAACCCTCGCCGCGATAGGCATCCTTTTTCCATAACGAACTCAGCGAATTAGCAGCTTTTTTTAACTTATCAAGATTTGTTATTGGCCTTATCGGTTTCAATATCGTTGCGCCTGTCTTGTCAGCAGCTTTTCCTCCCGTAGCCCAATCAATCAAACCTTTTAATTCTTTTTCTGCTGAAGCCACCGCATCGTCAATTTTAGAGGCTAATTTCTCATATTGCGGCGCGCCCTTCATTGCAGCAGAGGTCTCTTCTGCTGTTTTAATAACTTGTTTTGTTTTGCTTAATTTTTCAGCTGCAGTAAGACCTTTAAAATGAGGAATGCTAGCCAATAATGCTAAGGCAGCAGCACCGGCATTTTGTAAAGATGGGTTATCAGTAAATGTTTGCATAGCTCCTTTAAATTCAGGAATGGCTAAAGGAGGAATTCCAATCGATAATATTTGTCGACCAAGATCGACCAATTCAGCGCATTGAGGATATTTTTTTGCATCGCATTTAAGCTTGTCGAGAGTATGTCCTTGTTCCTGATAGCCTATTGCATCAGTAGTAAATTGTTCATTTAAGATATCTTTTTTAAATCTTCGCCAATTCTCAAACAGTTTCTTCATATTATTAAATAGTTGGTGGAGGTTACATATTTTTAGATACTGCCTCACAAAACAATTTTACTTCATTATCTGAAAAACTGTTTCTACAATAATTAGCTATTATCGCGATAAAACGTACGTTTCCCTTAACATAACCTTTTAAGTTATCGATGCGATCGAGAGAAGCTCTTTTTGGTCTATTGCTGTCTCTTTTCCAGTCGCTACTATGAAATGGCAATTCTAATTTCCACCCAGTAAACGGACAGATTCCAGATTGAGCTTCCCACAAATTACTTAAATATTCCAAATCGACATCAAAATCTTTGCCTTTTTCTTTTTTCCTTCTTTTAATAACTCTCATAAACCATTTAAACGGCGAATAATCATCACGACGATTAGCGGGATTCAAATGTTCTGTGAATCTTTTTCCACCATTTTGATAATATTCATCAAAGTTTTTCGTATTATTAGTTCCGGAGCATTTTCTAGAACAGAAACTAGGTCTTCCAAGTTTTTTACTTCTATTATATTCTCCCCTACTTCTTTCGAATTTTTTATTACAAATTCCACATTCTAAAATAATAACTGTCAATTCCACACCTCCTATAATAAATAGCTAGAAAGTATGGAATTGGACAGTTTTTTTATGTTGGTGGAGATGTCGACGATTCGAACGTCGAGTCCTGCCGCACTTCTAATACAACGTCATTCACAAGGTTAGTCAGTTTATGAACTCTGACAAACTCGCACCGCGCACCACCAAGTTTGTCCTGTGGGCCTTACTTGGAAAAACCCTTTACATCTACTTTCCGAAGAAAACCATCGATGAACAGTCTTTGGTTAATAAGGCTCTCGTTATTCCCCATGACTACGCCGCTAGGGCGTAATCAAACTCAACGTTATCGTTGGCGTTTAAAGTTTGAGTGTTTTTTACTGTGCCACACTCACACAGCCTTGCACGCTATATTTTCAATACTCAGTCGATACCAGTTCACCCCCGTATTAGTCACTTCCTTTTAGTTTCTTTGACAAATTAGCCCGGGCATTGGCCTCGGCCCCCTTCAACGCGCTGCTGGTAGTAGCTCCTTTTGCTTTTCCTTCT